TGTTGTCCTGTGTTGGTGACTTCAGGTCTTTTGTGACACCCTTGTAGTAGGGCTTGTTTCTGATGATGTTGTTCATAGTTTCTCTCCGCACTTCGGGCAGGTGGAAAATGTGTAATCTCCAAATCCAAAGTGTTCTGACGTGTGGTTGCATACTGCGTTTGCCCCCTCAGGTGGGGTTTTCGCAGCATCCCAAGCGTCAAGCACCTTGATTGTGTCACAAGGCCAACTGTGCATACAGGAACGACACCACGGGCCAACCTTGCTTTCAAGGCAACGGTGCTTGTATCGCAGGGCATCTCGCTCTTGTTGGTTCATAGCCTGCCTCCGAACAGTTGGCGCACCCGGCGTTCTGCTTCGGCCATAAGTGGGTCAAACTTCGGTGGTTGGGGGATTGGTTCGCCGGTGTTCTTGCCCCGGCTGAACAGGTTTTGAAGCCACTTCATCGTTCACCTGCCAATTCAGTATCGTTTCCATTACGGTTTTGCCGTCGCTGTTCGATGGCGCGCTCAATGCTGCTTGTGAATTCGGGGTCGCCGTTAATGCTGATGGTGCCACCCAACTTGTACCATCTTGCGAACAAGTCGGCCTGAGTGTCGTTGGCAAAAATTTGGGATTGGTTGTCGCTCACAGTTTCTCCCCACAGTCTGGGCAATTGCGGACAATATCGCCCACTTCATACTTGTTCGTTAGTATCATTGCGCTCTTTCCTAACGGTAAGTATACATAAGTGGTGGAGTGGGGTCAAGTCAGTGGTTGGTCACCCAGTCTGTCGAACAGGTTCTTGACGGCTCGCTCGCAGAACTCCTGCACCGTTTCACCATTTAGTGCTGCTGCCTTTTCGATACGGGCGTATTCCTCGTCGGTGAACTCAACCTCAATGTCTGCCATCAGAATCTGCCTGCTGGTGAATCCGGGTGGCCAAGGATTTCCGGCTCCATCGCCGTGCAGCGACAGCCATCCTTCATACAGCGACCCCAACCGTCGTGGTCGTGGTCATCCAACCCGTGGTAGCAAGTGCAGCGTTCGTGGTCTGAGGGGATGGGGGTTGCCATTAGAACTCCTTTTCAGGTCGGCCTTGCTCAAAGACCAACGAATGATGCCCGAGGTCGAGGTAGAAACCCCACTTGCCGTCGAACTTTTGGATGTTCAGCCCGAACATCGGGTTGTAGTTGCGGAGTGTGTAAACCTTCATTGGTTTCCTGTCTGCTCTGGCTCGGTCAATGGTGCGCCGAAAAGATAGTGAGAGATTTCAGCATCGGTGTACGGTGGCTTGGTAGCGCACCAACACGGCTTGTGCGTGTGGTAGCGACCTGCTCGGACAATGACGGTTGTGTGGGCGCAGTGCATTTCACCTCCAAAGCGGTTGGAGTACACAACCTACTACTGGTTTAGGGAATTTAACAAACGGCGTAGAGCCTTGACCTCAAACTTGACCATTGCCTTCTGCCTCTTTAGGTAGGCCAACTCAACTTCCTTGTGGCGCAGTTGCTCTCTGATGCGTGTTTCTTCTTCGCTATCCACGGCTTGTCCCTCCAGTGAAATCGAAATTGGGCGACCCGTGGGCAAAGTAGTTCACGCTGGTGATGACGCTAGTTCCCTGTAGTTGATTTAGGATTTTGGTGCAGAACTTCTTGGTCTTGCGTGGCAGACGCTTGGTGCCGACGATGGTGTAATGCTTGCCGTTGGGGATAATGACCCAATTGCCACGGAAGCCCCTCACTGTCGCTTCATCCAAATGTCGAAGACAGCAATGGCGAGGATGATTCCAGCAAACATCCCGAGAAAGTAGTTGCTCATCGCTCCGCCTCGGCTTGGAAGAAGTGTGCGACTTCTTCTGGGTGCTTGCTTGACCACTCGGGTCGGGTGCTGATATAGCCACACACCCTCAGGAACAACGACTTCCAATACTCGGCTTCGCTGCCGTCAGACTTTCTTATTTGTGATTTCCAATACTGCTCAGTGGAGTGGGTTGGCTGGGTCACGGCTTTCCACCTAACCGTGTGATTTCTTGGTTGATGTAGAACACGGCCTTCTTCAAGTCCTCAATGGTCTTTTCACTATTGCCAGCATCCTTCAGTCCGGCTCGCCACAGATACTTGATGGCGTTGCCGACGCAGAAGTTCCGGTGCTGGGTGATTTGGATGCACTCCACCCCGGATTTGTCACTCCGGTAGTGAGCAGGCTTGTTTACAGGGTCGTGTTCTTCAAGTGCTGCGGAGCGTACTGTTTCAGGATTTCCACTGCCCATTTCACCTTGTCCTCCATTTGACTTCCTGCTGGTTGGCTTTTTTTCCACCTTTTAGGCTCCATATTCACTCTAATAGTTGGAATTATAACTACTTCTCCGGGGGAAAGATGTCTTCCTAGTGCATTTTCCATATCGCTGGTGTAGTGCGGTGGGTGGTTGACCATATCTGCTTGCTTAGGCATTGGATTCCACCTGTTCCCATCTGAGTAGACGCTTTGGGTCGTACTTCTTTGGTGTTTGCACTAATCCGCACTTCGTGCAATTTCGCACGGGGAGTTCGTTGGTCACAAACTTGTATCTCCACTTGTGGGTTTTGGAACAGGCCATAACCGCACTATAGGAGTTCAGTCATCGGATGTCAAGAACTGCACCGTGGGGATTCCAGCATTGGTGGCCTGTCGCTTCATATCTGCTGTTCCTGCCCCACCGTTGAAGATGACGAGCAAGTCAAGGCCGGAGTGAACCATTTCAGTATTGCGAATTGGGCCAGCCTTACGCCCGTGCGATGACCACTTTGCTGGGTGGGCTTCGGTTTTCACCCCAAGGTACTTGGCGCACTGAGCAGCAATCCTGTCCACGCCGTTTCCGTCGCCGTGAACGAGGACATCATCGCTTTTCAGCAACTCACGGAGTACTTGGTCAATGAATTGGTAGTCGTAGTTGTCCCGACCACCGGTCACGCCTACTCGTCTTGCCATTATCCCTCGCTGGAACTTGACGAATCGTCTTCGACTGGCGCACTTTCAATGACCCGAACGTCGAACGAGCCAACCCAGCACGTCTTCCGGCTGCGCTCCCAGCGAACCTCATACGGGTACGCCGTGACGTAGGTGGAAACGTTGACGATGTGTCCACGGGTTCCTTGGTTAATGAGGTGTTCTCCCAGTGGCTCCCGGATGTTCTCGTTGGCCTCTACATAGTCACCGATATTCATTGGTTTCCTCCATCGTTGGTGATTTCACTACAGGTTTCCTCCCGCCCATACAGCCAGCGAGTTTGTGCTGACGGCAATAAAGCGTGGGGCGTAGGGCGTTGCAGCCCTCAGTATTTGTTGGCAAGTTCCCTCGTCAGTCGCTCGTTCTCTCGTTCCAAAGCCTCGTTGCGCTGACGCAGGGCGATGTTGTCGCTGACCAGTGCTTCAAGTTGTGCGTCGGTGAAATCGTCTTTACTCACGGTTGCCCTTCAACTGCTCGGTCACGAAGTCGTGCAAGTCGGCTAACACTTCACCAGTTGAGGGGAGTTTGCGACGGTAGCCATCCAGCATCAGTTCCCGGATGCGCTTTTGGACTGCCTTCAGTCGCTCGTCTTGGTCGTATTCACCACTGAGCAGGCGCATCGTCTCCTTGACGAGGTGCAGGTCTGCGGCAAAATCTTCCGGCTGCTGGCTCTCGCTGACGATTTCGCTTGATTCCAATGCTGCTCGCAGCACGAATTCTTCGACGCTTTCACCACTAAGTTCGGCTGCCAGTTTGACGGCATCTAATTCTTCTGTGGTGAGCAACACGGTCATCTCGGTCTTGGTTGGGTCAACCTGCACGATTTCACTGAGCATCTTGGCTACCGAGAAGTGCCAGTTTTTGAAGTCCTTAGGCATTTTTGTCTCCTTGTAGGTCATCAACGGTGAAACTGATGACGGCGTTGAGTTTTCCTTCTTCCAACTTGTCTTGCACCATTTGCTTAAACCGGTTGGAGTTGTTGCGATGCGACGCATCTATTTCAGCGTAAGCGTCTAAGTGGACACGCAGGCGTTCGACGCTGCGCTCGGCGTATTCTTCCAGCGACACTTCGTTCTGCACCATCTGGCGCATTAGTTCTGCTTCTTGGTACGCCAGCGTTTTGCTGATGTGTTCTTTCTCTACCTTGCAGCGAGTTTCCAGCATCTGGTCAACTCGTGCCGTGAGGTAGCCAAGGAGTTTGGCTGCTTCCCAAACCTCTTTGAGCAGTGCTTCGCTAGGGATTTCGTATTCATCCACGCTTTACACCATACTGAAAGGCTAAGCCCCAGTCAAGCGTCCTTGCGCCACGCTCGCATATTCTTGTGGTTCAAAGTGGCGTAGACGATGCAGCCGGGCAGGAAGCCCCATTGCCGAGTGGTGATGGCGTAAGTCACCCAGACGGCGTTGTAGCCCTGATAACAGAGCCAACCCCACCAGAACTTTCTACCAACGAGGTACGTGCAGGTTAGGCCGAAACCGTCTAGGCACCACGACCACCATTGGGTCATTTCAACTGGCGAATTGAGAAGGGGGGTTCGTCATTTTCAGAACTCAGTCGCCGTAGTAGGACCAGTCGGGCTCTTGATGACCGTTCGCAATGTCGGCATCAAGGTCCGAGCCAGTGCCGTTGGCGGCGAAAAGATTAGCGACAGCATCCTTGTAGGTTCCTACCTGCTTGCCGGTTCCCAACTCGTAGATAGGGTCACTCAAGGAGTGTGGCGTTCCATCTGCTTCTTCTTTGCCAGTGGTGGAGAAACTCAGACCGGGAAAATCCCTTCTGTCCGTACTCAAGTCATCGGTGTACGTCAACACCTTTTGGGGCGACGCACGCAGCGTGGTGTCAATGTGGTTGCCATCGTCCGAGCCTTGAGCGTGAAAACTTATCTCTCCGTTGTGTTCAACTTCGATTTCACCGTTGCTAATCCAGAAGGGAAGGCCATCTTCTGCTCCCCCTCGCCTCACGAGGAAGGTGGAACCGTTTCTCCCCGGCTCTACGTGAAAGTCGGGAAGATTGGGGAAATAGGGGTTGAGTGGCTTAGGGGCTGTACCGCCCGTCTCTTCCTTTGTCCACTGGTTTCCGTGAAATTCGTGGCCGGGCAGGTCGCCTTTGGCCACTGGGTAGCGGCTAGCGGATTTCAGTAGAGCAGCCGTATGAAAATTGTCGCCCTTAGCAACCGGCTTTCCACCAACAGTCCAAGTCGTTCCTCCAACGTTGACGGAACTTGCAGGTGTTTGGTTTGGAGAACTTGGCGTTTCTTCTTCAGGCCCTGCGGTGACACCTAAACGTCCATTGCTAAGTTCATTCGCAGCCTTGGATGCAGCGATAGCGTCGGCTTCGTTGCCCTTACCGTTTGCAACGTCTTGCCAAGCCCTTGCAGCAGCGTAATGCTTTTCAGCAATGGAGTAGTTTTCATTCCCGCCCTTATCGGCAGCAAAGTCACCGGTTTGCGTGTGGTCACGAGCAAAATCTGATGCTTCGCCACTCGTGTACTGATTCCCGCGAAAAGGGTGTCCTGCTTCATCACCCTTGGACACAGGGTAGTTGCTGGCAGATTTCAGCAATTCTTTGGAATGAAAAGGATTGGTAGACACAGGGGAACCTCCTGCGAAGATGCTACTACGGGTTGCTTAATTTGCCTCTCGTAGCAGTGCTGTTAACGGCAGTCCGAGACGGTGCAGGGCTTCGTCTGGCACGAGGGTGCCTGATGCCCACGATTGGTAAATGCTCTCCGGGACAGAAAATCCGTAGTCGCCAATCTTGAACTTCGATTTGGATTCCTTTGGGTTGGTGGAATCCTTGCCTGCACGAAGTTCGGCAACATCTTCTTGGTCAAAGCCGGAACCTTCCAAACTGTCCAACTTCGCCAGCGATTTCACTAGCAGGTCGTTGTCGTAGGTTGCCTTGTCGGAGATTCTGTTGTCAGCCACGACGATTTTGGTTGCTGCAACTTCATTTACGTCCACCCACACCACGGCGATTTCCTCCCAACCGAGTGCTGATGCTGCGGCTGCCGTGTGGTTGCCCTTCAGGATTTGGTTGGTGCGCCGGTTCACCACGATGGGCCGGTACTGGCCGAGGACGCGCAAACTTTCGCTGATGGCCCCGATGTCCCCTTCTCGTGGGTTGCCGGGGAAGCGACGGAGTTCGGACAGTGGCACGAGTTCGGTTTCCACCATCGTGACCTTCTGCTCATCTTCGACGGCAGACTTCTTCTCTTTCACCACTCGGACTTTTGGAACCTCTGGCAGGTCAAGCCGGTTTTTAAGTTCCCGGTTGATGGATGCTTTCTTGTCGCCCACCTCATCTTTCACGCTGGCGAGCCAAAGGTCGTGGAGCGTGGGGTCAAGTTGCCCGTAGAAATCACCAAGTTGGATTTTGACTGGTGGGTTCAGGTTGTCTGTCGGGTCTTCGTCTAGGAGCGTTGGTGAAACACCCCCACCTTCGGAGTTGTGCAGGCCGTCAAGTTCATCCAAATCTGCCAATTCAAAGCCCGTTCCTTCAAGGTCAGGCAGTGATTTCAGCATATCTAGCAACAAACTATTGTCGTAAGAAGCGATGTCGCTGGTGCGATTGTCGGTGATGAGGATGCGAAGTGCGTCATCTTCGCTGCCGTCGAAGCGTGTAATGGCGATGGTTTTCCACCCCAACGACTTGGCTGCTTTCCAAGTGTGCGTTCCGGCGATGATGGTGTCATTCCAAACCACGATTGGTGAATACTGGCCGTTGACCTCCAGTGATTCTGCGATGGCTGCCACATCTCCGAGGCGAGGATTGGCCGGATGAACGCTGATGCTGTCAATAGCCACATTTTCGGAACTGACGTTGATGGTCATAGCGTAAGCCTACAAGATTTCACTAAGCCAAGGATAGGATGGGATTTATGGCGAACCCGTTCCTCACTTCCGAACTTTTGAAGTGTGCGTCTCGCTACCCAGTGGTGAAAGGCGACGTTCAGGGCCACGTTTTCCACGGGAATCAGTGGACTGGTGGTCAGGGTGGAGAGATGCCTGCCAACATCGCTGCGTTCCAAAGGAACCTCAAAGAGTTCTACGACGCTGGTGGAAAAATTGAGCGCGTAGACAACGAAAACAAGATAAGTGACCTTTACCACACATTCCTAGAAATGCGAGAAACGCCAGAATACAAGGCAATGGACGCTCGCCATCAGCAAGGCATCCGCTTTCTAGGGGAAGCAGCAATGTATGCCCACGCCAACTTCAGGGCTGCAAATAGTGAAATCAACCCCAACCAAATCGTTTCATCGCACTTGTTTGTTGCTCGCAACAAAAACAACGAAATAGTGGCTGCTGTAAATGTTGCCATTCACTCTCCCGACATACGCTTGGGCGACGGTAGCGGCCCGATACTTCCATCAGCCAGCATTGGCTACCTCGGCTCAACCGGGAAGATGCCCGGTGCTGCAACGGCACTAATGGAGCAGGCGATTCAGATGGCAGCCGATAAGGGGTTGACGATGACCTACCAAACGACAGCCGACAGCCATCCCTATCACGAAATGTTAGGCATTGAAAGGCTTAATGACCGTGGGTTAGAGGGATTTTCAGCAGAAAGCGCAGCCAAAATCGCAGCCCTTCCAAATCCCAAGCCAACCATTATCAAGGCTAAGGATTTCACTGTTGAGGCATTACTGCGACCCCTGAGCAACTACCCCGTTTCCAAAGTTGGCAACAACCCGGCGAGCAACAAGTCTTCGCTGCTGTCAGAAAAGGCAAACTCACTTCGGGTTTCCACCGATGGCGACCTGTCCGGCTCGGCTGCTGCCCACCGGAAATTGGCTGCTGAACACTCGGCTCTGGCATCACAACTGACTGGTGATGCTGCTCAGAAGCATCGTGACGCTGCAACTGCCCACACCGAGGCTGCTGACGAGATTGACGCTATCCGACCCGTTGAGGGTGGCTCTATTGCTTCCAATGCTCTGACCGGGGATAAGGCTCACGCTTTTGCTGGAATGGCTGCACGGGCTTCCAATGCTGCGCTCCAAGCAACCATCAACCAAAAGGCAATGCCTGTGACGAAGATGGTGGAAACCGACTACTACGGCCCTCACGCTAAAGAGATGCTGGCGAAGTTCGACACCCCACCTGTAGATTTCCGGGCGATGGGTGGATTTCACCTTGGATACGGAATTAGACATCAAGATATGGCCGACCAACTCCAATCGTTGGCGTACAAACTGCGTGGTGAAAACGGCAATGTTGACAACGCTGCCACTCGTGCGTGGATGCAGGCTTCCGTTGCACACCGAGATGCAATGCAAGCGCACTACACGGCTGGTCGAATCAACGATGCTGCTGCGTTTGCCAACACGAAGGTGGAAGGTGCAACCCCATCCACTCACCATTCGATGGGGAACTGTCGCTACGCCTCTACTGCTGCTGCTGATGCTTCCCAAAAGGCAGACGAAGCAACCGAGGCAGCCCAGAACATCGCTGCTGAGCCACAAGACGATTGACCCTAGACACATTTCACTGACTGAGGTAGAGTGAAGAAATGACTGAACTGCGTTGTCGAAATTGCGGGGCAAGCATTGAGCGCATTGTCCCCGGTTCCACCACTCCAAACCATTTCCGGCACAAGAACAAGGCCGTTGCCTGCGACTTGGATGATGTCGGCTCCCTTACTGCTGAACCGAAGTAAGGCATTTACAAAACTAAAGTAATCTTGGCAGTATGCGTGGCGACGAATTCACAACTGCATCACTGCTGAAATCTCTTTCTGCCTACCCGGTTTCCAAGGGCGATTTCGACGGCCACCCGTTTCGTGGGAACCAATACCGGACTGGTGAAGGTGGGTTTCCAAACGCCAAAGTGACTAGCCCCAAGGAATTCCTGTCGGCTTTCAGCAGTGCGTTCAAGGGAAATCCCTACTCTGCGTTCGTGAATCACTACACCCTCGCCCAAATTAAGGCCGAGAAGATGACCCCGCTTCTGTCTCCGGATGGTCGAACCGGCTGCCTCATCCACGACCACGGTGATGGTCGAATCGAAGCCACGGCTTTGTTCTCCAAGGGCGTGAGTGGCAGTGGTGCTGCAATGCTGCACGATGCCATTAAGAACCACGGGGTGAACTACGTTGAGTGCTTCGGTGAGCACCTCCCCCAAGTCTATGGTAAACTGGGGTTTAGAGATACCGAGGTGATGCCGTTCAACAAGGAGTACGCTCCCAGCGACTGGGACTACGAAAAGTTTGGCACCCCCGACTACCACATAATGGAGTTGAAGAACGTGACCAAGAGTGCTGATGAACAGGCAATTCGTGACGCTGCCAAGGCAAAGATGAAGCCCGACCAGTTGAAGTACGAAGAAGCCCTGTGGCGCGCTGCTCAGGCCGTTCTTGGTAGCGACGAGAACAAGTAGGAATTCCAGCACCCTGCGATACTCTGGTATCTATGGATGCGTCTGATTTCACTAGCGATACCCTGATTCGTTGGGTCGCCAAGGCCGACCGCTGGAGTGGTCGCGACCTCGCAAGCGAGCGATTCCAAAAGGCTGCTCAGGCTCACATTCAGGCTGGCCAACTCTGGCAACGTGCTGCACACGCCTACGCCAGTGGTGATGAGGCTAACGCCAAGGTTCTGTACAAGCAGGCCCACGACGCTTCGGCCAAGGCAAAGAACCTGTCTGCTGAAGCAGAAATGATTTAACTAGTCTGTTGCAACCCACGCTCTGCGAGGCTGACAAGCAAATCGCCAACGATTGAGCCTTCCTCGTCTTCATCTTCGTCGGTGCCGTCAATAGCCCTGTCCACGATGGAGCGTTTGTGCTGAATCAGGGCTGCGATGTCTTCGTCAATCGTGTCTGCCGTGAGCATTAGCCAAGCGGTCACGCTGTCCTTCTGGCCGATACGGTGGCAACGGTCTGCGCCCTGCTCCATATCGCTCGGTGTCCACCCCTGTTCGATGAACAGCACGTCGCTCGCTGCCGTGAGGGTCAGTCCCACTCCGGCTGCTTTGATGTTGCAAGCGATGACTTTTTGTTCGTCGGAGTTTTGGAAAAGGTCAACGGCTTCTTGACGCTTCTCTGACGAGATTCCACCTTGAATCTTGACCCCATTGGCGAAGTTGACGGCAATGTCATCCACCACAGTGCGATGCCATCCGAACACCACGAGTTTCTTGTCGTTGGCGAGAAAGTCTTCTACCCACTGCTTGGCGACCTTCATCTTGGCCTTCGCTGCCAGTTGCTTCAGGGTGCTGATTGCGACCAGTTGCTCTGCTGCTCTGGCTCGGAGTGCCTTCATCCACGCCTCTTTGCGGGCTTCCTCTGAACTTGCCCCGGATTCCAAGGCAAACTGCATTGCAAGTTGTGAAAGGTATTTCACGATATCGGCTTCTGCCTTTTTGTATTCCTTCATCACGGCTGCGTCGCCTTCCACCACCACGCTGCTCCAACGCTTTGGTGGCAGTTCGGTCAGCACGTCAGCCTTCCTGCGCCGGACATAACACATTGAGCGCAGTTTGCGATTGAGGGATGCGAGGCTTTTCGCACTGGCTCTGCCGTAGACGTTGCGGAATGACGATGCACCACCAAAGTCATCCAGTCGGTGAACGATGCGAAGTTGGGTCATCAGTTCCAACGGCTGGTTGACGATAGGCGTACCGGACAGGCAAACACGAACGCCGTTTTCCACCACTTTGTCGGACAACTTGATGGCTGCCTTGGAACGCTGGGCTGCGCCGTTCTTGACGTAGTGGCTCTCGTCTAGCACGATGCCCTTCACTGAGGTGAAACGCTCTACCCAGTGGGTCAGAATGTCGTAGTTGCAGATTATAATGATGGGATAAGCATTAGATACAGCACTGATGAACTCGCCAACGCCGTCGCCAGACGAGAACGAGGCGACAACATCAACGAAATCGTCAAGGACTTCCCCGGATACGTCCACAATGTCGCTGCTTTCCAAAAGCGACTGGACAACTTCGCCAACCCCAAGCCGAGAAATAGGCGATTTGAGGGTCGCACCCTGAACCTGCCGGACGATATTGCCCAACTCGGATATATCGCTGGAATCGTTGATGGCGAGGGAAGCATTTCCAAATCCGGCAAGGCTTGGACTATTTTCGTTTACAACACTGACAAGGGTTTGATGGACTGGCTTTCCAGTTTTGGTGGTCGCAGTTATGTTCGCACGTTCGTCAAGGAGCCGCGCTTCCCTACGAAGCGAACTCAATACGGTTGGGTCGTCGCTCGTCAACTTGATGTCTTGTATCTTTCTGAAAAGTTGGAACCTTACTTGCTCATCAAGAAAGACCGAGCGAGGCAGGCTCAGGCGGAGATTAGGCTTCGTGGTTCCTTCAAGGATGACGGTTCCGGCCTCTCCTAACCAGTTGTGGGCTTCACGCTCCCAGTTGAATTTCAGGCTTGCCGGGCAGATAATGACTGCTGGAAACGATTGGGTGGCTTGCAAAATTCCAAGGCCCTGACAGGTCTTGCCGAGGCCCATTTCATCACCAACGATGACCCCACCTTCACCGGTGTTCTTCGTGCGCTCCCACACGCCTTCGCTGGTGTGTTCCCATCCCATTGCTCGCAGTGCATAGGCAACCCCGGCACGTTGGAACGGAAACAGTTGCAGTGTTTCACTGCCGAATCCCTTGATGGTGATTTGGGCATCTTTGGCAGCCGAGGCTTCAATGATTTCTTGTACGATGCTGGCTTCGTCAACGAGGCGCACTGCCTCAGGGGACATTGCAGCGTTAAACTCCTTGGAGAATTTCAGCACTTCGTCTACGGATTCGATGGGGACAACCCAAGTCCGTAATGCTGGTGACCACGACGAACCCGGCATCTGGCGCACTGCGCTGAGCAGTTGAGCGTCGTAGGTGAACGAGATAGCGAAGTCCCGGCCTTGAACCGAAATCTTTGGCCCGGTGGTAATTTCTACCTCAGGCAGTTCCAACACGCCCTTGGACAGTTCAATGTTGTAGTCGCTCGCCAGTTTGCGAACGATGCTGACCGTCTCCTTGGGGACAACCCACGTCTTGTCTACGCCATTCCACCTACGACCCGGAATTGAGCGCACAGCATCTACGAGCGATGGGTTGTAGTCAAACGCCATCACGATTTCGCCGTTGCGGAATACTGCCTTACCGATGTAGTCGGGGTGTTCTGGCTTGGGCGCACTTTCCAGCAACGCCTTGGCTCGCTCCGTGACCGGGACGTTGTTCTGCTTCGCCCAGTCCAGCACCGAGCCGTACTTGCTGACCGAAACCTGCCAACCTCGCAGTTCACGGTTCCACATAGCGTTGAGCGCACCCTTGGGATATGCCGAATCACCATACGGCAGGAAGACGAGAATCTTGCCAGCCTTTACGTCAACGGCACGGACAAACTTCTGGCCCTTGACCTTTGACGGCTCAGGAATAGCGTCGTAGTCAATTCCACCACTAGCAAGTTGGCCTCGGTACTTGGAAAGCATCTCCCACGCTTCACGCTGGGAACCTTCGCTCCACGCTTCAGGGGAGATTGCTGCGAGTGCCTTACCGAACCGACTGTCGGGGCCATTGAACCCCTTGGCATCTTGCTGAACCGCACCATCGCAGTTGGCAGCGAGATACTGGACAGCCTTGGCTAGCAACTCACTTGTCGGCATAACCCCACTTTAGCATAGGGTTGTGACAACTACAAGTATTACTTAGTTTCCCGGTTGTGGTGCTTGTACAGGGCTTGGTCAGTCGTGCCTGCCCATTCAGCAATCTTGCGCCACGTCACGCCGTGTTCGCGGAGACGGGTGACGGTCTGGCGACGCTCTACGCCCAGTGAAATAACTGCCTTCTCGTGTTCACGCATCTGCTTGCAGACATCCTTGATGTGGCTCAGAAGTGCAGCGACCTCTGCTGAAAAGCCTTCATCCATCGGCTGGCGTTCGGGGAGTGGGGTCACGGGTTCAGTCATTGTTCTCCTAGGGGGTAAAGGGATTTCACTGCTGGGGATTGGATGGATGTCGCTTCTTGGCTTCTTCTATGTGTTGCTGGTGAAACCAAGGGCCGGACAAAAAGAAATGGCGTGGGCCACAGACGGGGCAGTAGCCGTTCTCGTCGGTAGGGTCATCAACTTCTTCCACATTTGGAAACCCTACTACACGAATACCGGTTCAGTCACAGGGGTAGTGGATTTCACCTCACAGGCCACTGACGCAAATCATCTTTGTGTAATACGCATTGGCGAAGTTAAACCCACCTGCCGAGTTTGTGTCGTAGGTCACCACGAAATCGTCAACACCTTGACCTGAAAAATATTGCTCGGTGTGGACTGCTGCTCCGTACAACTGGTTGCTGATGATGGTCGTGGCCGTTCCATTAGAAAAACTGGCGATGACTGGCTGGTTGATGGTGATTCCTTGGAACTGCACGGTGGCTGTGTAGTTGCCGTTGTAGGGGTTGTACAGACGGCCATTGAATGAGATTGAGGATAGAGCATTGTTGTTCAAATCTATGGAAATCAGAGTGAAATATCCAACATACGACGATGATGGCGAGGTCGGGGTGACAACAACTCCGCAGCCGGGGTGTGCTTTTGATGCCGAGAGGGAAAGATTGCCCGTAGCACCGGGAGTGTTATCACCATAGATGCTGGTGCAAGCATTGCTCAGGTAAATGGAATTTGGTGGGGCAACCGTTGAATCTGGTGGGTTTACAGCAACAATTGTTGTCCCAGTGGGGAAAAACGAACCGTAGGGGTAAGTCGTAATGCCGATGGTGTTGCCATCGTAAATGGCCATTTGGGTGGACAAACCGTTTGTGTAGGTTGTCCCAGTCGTGGAACTGTTGCTGGTCAAAAGCACCACCGTGCTTCCAACGGTTGCTGTTCCACCAATAACAATTCCAAACGTATTGACACTTGAACCTGCGATGGTGGAAACCGTGGCACCGGTTGCTGCATTGCTCGCAGAGAGGCCAGTCACACTGACGTTCGCAACCGAAGTCACAATGCTTCCTGCTGGAATGTTGGAGCCGACAACGGGCTGACCCACAGAACTATTGGCAATGAGGCTTCCAAAAGACGTAGCCATAGGCCCGGTCACGCCGATGTTATAACTGCCCGTCGTGCTGTTGCACCCAGTAAGCACTTGGCCGTATGGAGCGTTGTAGGCCGAATAGTACTGCTCTTGCCAAAAGTCAACGAATTGGCTCCACGACCCAGTGATGGTGGAACCGGTCGCAGTGTTGTTGCCCAAACTCACCGACACGACGTTTCCACCAATAAACGCTTCGTACCAAATGGATATTGCCCCAAGGCCACCGTCAGCAGAGCGTCGGTACGCATACTCGGCCCAGTTTGCGCTTAGGCCATCACCACCTCGAACAAGTTGAGTGGCCATTCCTGCAAACTCAGGCTTGTTTTGGATTTCACCGTCCGTGGCCCATCCAGCCGAAGTCAGGGTTTCTGCCCCCTGAAGACTTGGAACGTTGGTGACGCTGCCGTCAACCGTGGTTCCTGTCGTGTTGAACGCCAACGAAGTCGAAGTGGTGATTGTCCCCGATGCCGGAGTTGCCACCGTGAATTGCGAGGGGCTACTCACTGCCGTGACTGTTGTTGAGTAGGTGGTTCCACCACTTACCCACGTCACTTGCATCCCGGCTGCGATACCTTTCGTGCCTGCCGTCGGGTAGCCCTTTGGATTAGTGAGTGCCAGCGTCACGGTGTTGCCAGCGACAGATGAGGGCAAGATTCCACCACCAAGGCTGACCTTTGGGTAGCGAACGAGCGTCACTCCGTTAGTGATGTAGTTTTCACCAGTGAAGTAGACGTAGCCATCGTCGTAATCAAGGTTGTTGCTCCCAGATGCGGCCGATGGTGAAATCCTTTCAAAAAAGGAATTCTGGTTGATGTGCGATGCTTCCACACGCTGGACTTTGAGGCTGTCTGTTCCAGCAATATAGTTTGCCCAGTTGGTCACCCAGAATGTCCCGCCGTAGCCTGTTTGCTGATACGCAGCAGTGACGAGAACTCCCTGCTGGCCACAGTAAACCGGATACACCCACAGGCCATCTCCGGGCCACTCGTCTTGGAAGAACGGGAGTGCATACCCACCGTTTAGGCCTGACCCGTTGTAGAACGGCATTGTGGTGGTCGAACCACCAGCAACAGAACTTCCGGTCAGTGAAAACGACGAACCCGATAGTGGTTGCAGCACTGCCGAGTTGTGAATGAAGCCCCCGTCAGCCAAAACATACGAACGTGTTAGGCCGGAACTTGTAGACCAGTTGGTGTCCGCGTACAGCCAGAGGGAGTAGTTCAGCCCCATTGGTTGCAGCGACAAACTCCAGCCAAGGTCGGCTCCGTTAAACCCAGAGCCATTGGTGGTGGAATCGGGGAGAGGTGGCTTGTCGTAGACGTTGTACCACTGCGCCAGACTTCCTTCGTAGAAGTCAGATGCGATGAAGAAGCGATACGTTTGGCTGCCGAGGTTTTTCAGCAACGACGTTCCGTCAAAGGTCAACCCGATATTGCTACTTGACTGAAGAACCGGTGCTGTTCCGTTTGGCCCGGAGATTTGGATGTAGCGAGTGGGGTGACGGCGATTGGAAATCGGGGCGTAGGTAGGCAGGCCGTAGCCGTTGGGATTGTAGACATTGGCAACGTAGGTGCCGGTGGCGAGGTACTGGCCTCGCTGACCAACCTGAGTTTCGTAGACCGACATCCCAGCCTGAATACTGAACGCTGGTTCGACGTTGATGGTCGGATACGTTGAGCCAACAATTGAGGGCGAAAGGTAGATTCCAGCAGACGAGCCGGGGGGCTTCGTGTTCCCGTTGGCGTTGAATGTGAAGACAGGATTGAGCGTAAATGTGGTGGAACCAGACGCAGCAGTTTGAATTGGCAGGTTAAAGACAGTTGGCGAGTAGCCCCAGATTTTCAGTGGGCCAGTTTGGATTATTGCCGTGCTTGTGAGGTTGATGGTGTTGTAGAACTGGTTGACCCCAGTAATGGTGATTCCTGCTGGCCCAGAAACACCCACCGTCATTACGCCACCATTGGAACCGATATTCGATGTACGGTCAACGGTCAGTTGGTTGCCAGAGATGGACAACACGTTCACGGTGTCCAAAAGGCTTTGCTGAATGTTCCCGTATTGGTCGCAGGGGTAGGCGTAGCACCACGCTCCATTGGTGGAGTAGGTCGTGGTGTTCTGGGCGTTGCCCCAAACGCTCGCTGTCGAAGCGACCCAAGGTGAGACTGTTCCCTTGGAGAGCGTGACGGTGACAGTGCTGCCGGAAACGCCGATTGTTCCAATCATTAACGGCATTTCACTAGACCTCCATCACGCAGACCCTACCGTAGCCAGTGAACCGGTAGGTATAGCCATTGCCGTAAGGGGGATTGTTCTTGCTGTCAAGGTTTCCAAAGGCTGCGATAGATGAAACGCCTCCGGTGTAGTTCGGAACGGTGACCATTCCACCAAGTGGGGCGAGGTAGATGCCTTGTCCGTTCAACCCTGCAATTTGGTACTGCCAACTTGATGTCTGGGACAACCCATTTGCTGAATACACATTGGCAGCAGTGTCCAAGAGTATCCAAACCGGGACTGTCGAATCATTGGTAATGGTGACGGACTTGCGTGAGGCATTGGCAGGAAGAACATCGGCGCACCACGGGTAGACGTTGGAAAACGTCTGACCGGTTTTCAGTGGCCCTTGCAGCCCGGTGTAGTACAACGCCTGAACATCGGCTTTGTAAAGGGCCGAACTTGTGAAGTGGAGATGCTGAATGTAGCCAGCGTTCCCACTGCCCATTACAAGAAGATTACTTCCTTGGTTGGTCTGCACGGCAAGAGTTCCAAAAAACCCTTCGCCGTCTTGGTAGTTGTACTGATTTCCAAAAGGAATGCCGTTGATGTAGTGGTTGTAAACCGTGAGGTAGTTATTGCCGTATGGAGAAGCAATTACTGCAAACGTCAACATATACACGCCGTTGGTGGTGATATGCGAATCTTCGGGGGTGGTCGGGCTTTGGAGCGTAGTGCCACCCTGCGAAGTGGTGTACGCATAGGACTGAGCCGCTTTTCCGACGTTGATTTCACCACCACCAGTGTCAAGGCTCACGTCAATCCCGTATTGGCCGGACTTTTCAGCAACTGCGCCGTTGGAGACAATGTTTGTCATACTCACCCAGACGTTCATTGCAAACGTTGCTGATGCGCCACTCTGCCCTGCTCCATAGTTGAGGTTCGCAGCGTTGGTTGTTCCAATAATGGCACTTGCAGTTAGCAGTGCTGAATAACCCGACGAACTTCCCGGCACAATAGATGGCTGGGCGAGAGATGTACCTGATGGGTAGGTGCCGGTGTTGCCACTTCCCGGCGTGGTCGAAGAATCGTTGATGACCGTTCCCGATGTCTCGTTAAATTTCCACCACCCAAGAAGTCCGGGGTCGTTGGCGAGATTTTGTTCGTAGGTCTGGCTCGTGCTGTAAACGCTCATAGTTGCGTCACCGTCACTGTCGCACCGAGGCTAGAAATGGCGTAGATGGGGCCAGCAGTTGCCGTAATCCAAGTGCCGCCTCCGGGGTTCAGGCGCACACCGTTTTTCAGTAAAGCCTGCGTGTTGTTTGCCGTTCCTGCTGCGGTGACGTAGACAACGGCAGCCGTGCTGATGTTCTCAATGGTCACCGTGTTCCAAGTGTCCCCAGCCGTGATGGGAGCCACCTTGGTTGAGGTGTTTGGAGAAAGCGTGAAACTCGCTTGGGAAGCCATTTAAACCTCCGCGTAGGAAATGGAAACTGAAGTCCCGTAGTTGTTGCTGGCGATGCAGTTCACAGCCCCGTAGAACGTCTGGCAGGTGAACGACTGGTTTGGATAGAGGACAATCCCGGTGCCGTCAACTGCCGTTCCTCCAAGGGAGAGACTTACTCGCTCGTTGGTGGAATTGTTTGTGACCCAGAACTGGCGACGGCTTGGATTGGAAGCGAGGAACGTTTGGCTGGCAGTGCTTGGGATGAACTGCTGACCAGACTGGTTCGCAGTTCCGGTTGATGCTGGAATCCCTGATGTTCCTTGCGCCCCGGTTGCACCTGTAGGCCCGGTTGGGCCGGTAGCCCCAGTCGCACCCTGCGCTCCGACAACTGCTGTGACCCACGTTCCAATCGTTAGCGACAAGCCGTTGGTGATGTTCGACGTACTGCCAACCGTGATAGCGCCAGTTCCAATGCTAGAAATCGTCGTGTTGACCCCAGAAGCAATGACTGACATCGAAATAGCAAGACCTGATGTGCTGCTGACCGGCACGACAAGTCCTGTCGGGTTGCCTGCCGTCACGGTTGCGGCCAGTGAAAAGTAAGCGAGTTGGGTCATTTAGTTGTGAACCCCAAACCAAAAGTAGTTGCTACCAGAGGTCAACGCCACGGAAGAACTTCCAAGGTTGGCGTAAAGGTTAGAACTGTTGCTGGCAGAAGTATTCGACCTCCCGTACAGCGTCCCGGTTGTTCCGGCTTTTGTGTTCATACCCAAAATATTGCTTGATGTGACTTCTGATTTCAGTAGCGTTGGTGGCGTTGCCCCCGTGCCGACGCACAAAAACGCAGCCCAATAAACACCACTGGTTGCAGTCGTGTACGAAGACGAGAATTGTATGTTGTAGTACCCAACAGTGTTCCCACTTGCGTTTCCTGAGGTGAGCAACGTCTGTCCGTCTGTTCCATACAGCCCGACGTATACGGTGCTGATGTTGGCACCAGTTGCAGTCAAGTAGTAAGCAAGCCAGTTGCAAACTGACCCGGCTGGAATGTACAACGAATTGTAGTAAACGGTTCCAAAACTTACAGTTGCTCCAGTTAACCCCGAAAAAACGGGGTCATAAGTCCACCCTTGCATCGCCAAACCAAATGGATTGACGTGTTGGGTTGGTGGAATCTCATATGGCGCTCCAGTTGCTCCGGTTGAGCCTGTGGCTCCTTGCTGAAGTACAAAACTCAGCGCAAACGTGTTGCCGGTCTGGGAGACGGAGACTGACGGACTTCCCGTTGGGCCAGTACCGGTGACGGTTCCAATTGTTGCAGTCGGAGCCGGGCCTGTTGGCCCCTGAGTTCCGTTTCCAGCAGCAGCCGTGTTGAGCCAGAGCATCAACGTGTTGCCCGGTGGCAGCGTTCCAGTAAAGATGTCGGTCTGCCCGGTCACGGCGAGGCTGACAATAACTCGCTTATCCAAAATCTCGTTGGTGGTGATGCTTGTCGTGGGCGTGGCGTTCGTGCCTTCGACGTAGATTTCAGCGAGCAGCACTGCGTTGGCAGGCAGGTTCGGCTTAATCGGGGCTGCCGAATCGTTCGTGAACTGCCAATTCGCCGTGGTTGAGGCGTTTCCAGCAAGATAGTTGTAGACAACTGCCGAGCCACTCCAAGTGGCGTACACGATGTCTCGTCGGTCACCGGTACTGGCTGCTGAAACCACTACCGTGCCGGAGTTGGCCGAGTAGGAAGAACCTGCGATGGCGATTACACCACTCGCAATCCCGACGGTCATCCCTGAACTTGGGGTCACGGCGCACCCGGAGATGACACCGGTAAGTGCTGAACCTGCCGTAATCGCTGCGAAATCAGTCGAATCTACAACCGACTGCGCTGGGTAGTTCGTCGGATTCTCGTAGGTCGGGAAGTTCATAGCCTCCCTATGATACTTCGGAAATTGTTATTTCCAAAGCATCCTTGCCGAACTTCGGCACCAGAAACGTCAATTTCAGTACCACGTTTGCGTTGTCATCCAGCAAAACTCCGGCATCAACGAGGCCGTCAACGGCTGCCTTCACTGCTGGAAAACAGTTGCCAACATCCTGCCGGTACCGAGCGTTCAAAACGTAGGGCTGGGCCACCACTTCTATTTGTTCCAAATGTGGAACCATAAATTCTTGGGCCAGTTCGCAAAAGGCTTGTCGCCACTCTTTCACCAACTTGGCCCGTTGCATATGGTGGAGCGTTCGTTCCTTGTTGAGCGTCCAAGGGCGTTCGGGGTATTCCAGCGTCCAACTCATAGTGCAATGACCTTAAACGGTTTGCGAACGTAGGTGGTGTGGTACATCGCTGCCGACAGGGACAACTTTATTCGGCTCTGTGGTGATAGGTCATCCATTGTTTCCAAAACGTGCAGGGCTGCGAGTGCAGCAAGACCGCCGGAACCGATGGCGTTGTAGCGTTCCGAGGATTTCACTAAAGAGAAGTCCGAGCCGATTTCCCAGACCCCTTCCAATCCAACGACGAGTATGCCCCAGTCTGGTGATATTGGGAAACCCGACTTCTCGCTTTGAGCAATGAGGTAGTCCCGGAGTTGCCGGGGTTCGCCCAGACCGCTTTGGTGAACGAGTTCCATAATGCGAAACGAGCCAGACACGCCGACAAGCGTGTGGTGTTCTACCGACTTCCAAACCTTATGGTTGGTCGTAGTGATTGCCGAGCCTTCGTCAAAGGCTCCTGAATCGCCGCCGATGACTGCGTTTTCACCATCACTCCAACCGCAGATTACCGTCATAGGACAAGCCTACTTCCGGTTGCGATGGAAGACCGCGAGGCCGAGGATGGTGTTGATGATGGCACAAATCGTAGTAATGGTCATACCTACTACGGTGTCCGTCGTTTTCGACGGCGCACTCAGTTCTGTTCGGCTGTGTGGTTTCCACCTGCCACGAACGCTTGCCCGTGGCTTCCCCACTTCGGGGTTGTCCAGCCACAAGTGCAGAACGGCTGGAACAACTCACGGTTCATCATCTGGCTCTTGGTGGCTTCGATGGTGATTGCGTGATTTCCAACCGGGGTTGGGGTGGCCTTCTTGCGCCCAGCCATTACTTCGATGACGATTCGTACTTCACACGACGAATACGAACCCAGTGGTGATGCCCGACGTGGTCTTGCACTTCCCAGTGGTCGTAGCAACGCCCACACTGCCAAACCGTGCCAATGGGGTACATATCGGCATCAGGATTGTCGCAGGGGTGGGGGGTGTACAGGATGCGGCCGTTTTCCAAAAAGGATTCGTTGTCTTGCATAGGTGGAATCTTAGACGAACAGAGAACAGGAACGACTAATAGGAATCGTAATGCTCTTGGGCCATTTGCCCAATGCCATCATCAGCACCAAGTTCTGAGTTTGCGTGGAGAATCTGAGCGAGCGTGGCCATAGGTGCGCGGTCACCTTCGGGGGTGGTTCCCCAGACCATCGTGTCGGGCTTAATAGTTGCCGGGGGTGCTGCGCTCAAATCACGGCCATACGAAAAGTCTTTGCAGCCAGCCAATGGTGAATCTTTGCTAGTCCACGATGGTGTGTCAGCGACTGCTTGACCAATTCTGTCAATAACACCGTTGTCCTTCAAGTTAACCACGTAGTTGTAAAAGGTTTCCTCTCCTGCCTCACGCGGTTGGTTCCAACCATCACCATCATCAAATGTTCGCATCACCTCCGTCGGGAACGTCACATACCCGTCGCTTTTCAACCTGATGCTGTCGTAAAAAGTACCTTGCGGGTGTTCACCGGGGACTTCGCCACCAACGTTGGAAGCAATGTGGTACTGGATTGGCGTACGGCTTTTTTCGCTCCGGTTATCGCCGTAAGTGACTTCAGAGACAAGCGGGGTCGGCATATCCTTGCCGCGGGGAGCAGGGTCGGATGCAGTCAGACCACTGGAGCGACCTGAGGTGTCAACCGTGTACGCCCTTCCACCAAGAACGCCTCGGTCAAGAACTCCTTCTGGGCCGGATGCGCCGTTTTTGGCCCACCCAGCGTTGTTGGCGAAACCGTTCGTGTATTGGTTTCCGTGAAATTCGTGGCCGGGCAGGTCGCCCTTCTTGATAGCGGTAAACGCCTTACCAATGGGGTCAAGGTTGTCGGGATGGAATGGGTTGGTGTTCATAATCTAATCCTACCTTAGGGGTGTGACATTTTCAAGTGCTGCTGAATGGGCATCGAACAACTGTTGTGGCGTGACGGTGTAGATATCTCCCAAGTCAATGTAGAAGCCACCGAAGCGCAGTGCCTCGCCACCGAGTGCTGAACAAATCCACGAGCCGGGGCGACGGAACGCCACAAACCACTCAGGGGTCAGCACGTCAATCGCAATGCAAGCGATGGTGAGCAAGCCATAGGGGTCACCCAGTTGGTCGTTGGCAAACTCGGCCACCTTGGTCGGGTCGCAGTTGACAGGTGGGTGCAGCACCGTGACCAGTTCGGCAGCATCGGAGATTTCACTGAACCGGGACAGGATGATGCCGTGGACTGGAGTGGCTTGGACAACGAGGATGCTGTCGTAGGTGTCGCCAGCCTTGACCACCGTAAAGACGTGGTTGTAGGTGGTGTGGTGGAACTTGATGCGCTCGCCAATGCGGATGAGCCGACCTACTTGCCCGTTGGTCTTGGCGTAGCCCGTGTCCCCCACTCGGATTTCACTGGGATGCAGGTTGATGGAGCAGGGAATGAAAGTCACACCAAAATGCTACAGCCGAGTTTGGAAAATGGCGAAAGCCCCACCCAAAGGTGAGGCTCGTCGCTTTACTGCTCTCACTACCCAGCCCCGAAGGTTTAGTCTGCCTGCTTAGTTCTCCCCGATGTTGCTGGTTCGCCCCTTATGACAGCACCGGATAATGGCACCGCAGTTCTCGGTTTCATTCGATAAGTCTGGCAGAACCACCCTGCTCGCCCACACGCGTCCAAATGGAAGGGTAAGCCCAGCCTGCCAGCCTGCTCGCGCTCGTCACTCTTTGGCGTAGAACTCAAATTGGGATTTCCCGTTCTAAGCGGTAGCCCCACCTCACAACGGTGCCTTAGAAGCCCGTTGCCCAAAGTGGTTCTCCACACCCATCGAATGGTGACTTGTAATCTCTAGGCGAGGTGCGAGTAAGCAAACGTTGGGTTTGTGCTAGCCGAAGCAACAAGGCCTACCGCACACCCCCTAGAAACTACAAATCGGTTTTCAAGGAACTCCGTAGAACCAACTTCGCCCTACATAAACCAGTGTACAGTACCGGTGTCACAAAGTCAAGTCATTTCCAAAACTTTTTTTGGTGATGTTGGAAGCCTAAAGTTTTAGGCCGTACTGCTTGGCGAGCAAGGGGTTGTCTTCGACCCATCCGTTGTGGAAGTCACACAAGGTGATGACGTTCTCCATATTCAAGATGTTCTCGTCGGTGCGCCCTGCCTTGGCCCGGCTCAGAAGTTCGTGGCCGTGGATTTCACCGAAGCATTTTGGAAGTCCAGCGTTCGGTGGAGCGTACTCAAAGAACCGACACTCCCAAGTCCGGGGGTCGCCAAACTTTTCCACCATTCGCTTCTTGCGTTCGACGTTGACCTCACGGCGATGGTCGCTCACTGGCTTCAGTGGTGTGCGCTTCATCACTTTGGAAGCCTTGACTGCTGATTCTCGCTGGGTTGCCTGCCACCGATTTGCTTGGCTGCGCTTCTTGGCTCCGTCGCAGGCTCTACAGGCTGGTGAATAGGCTCCCGGCTTGTCTCTGCGCTCTGTGAAGTCGCTCAGGGGCTTCCACTCGTTGCACTTACGGCAACGCTTCTCGTCGCTCACTTCTTGGGGCGCAGGTGGCTCGTGCGTAAGGTGACGAGCGCAGGGTCAACGCTCCGGGTGCGGAAAATGTTGTTTCCACCAGTGATTCGCAGTCGGCCATCCTTTTCGACGGCACGGAAGAAGAACTTGCCCTTGGTTTCACCTTCAATCCAAACTGGGTGGTCGGTTTCTACTTGCGTCCAATCAGTCATTGTTGTCCTCTATGGTGAAAGGGAGCGTCAGGGCGAGGGGGAGACGGCGAAGTGACCACCTCGCCCCGACTATTCCTACCCATTTGGGTAGGCGTTCTAGTTGAACACGTCAAGCGAGCGAACTGTTGTCGGTGGTGATTTGGTTCGCCACCGTCGCTTCGTCAGCCTTGAAGGTCGTGCAGTCGTTCCCAAAGGTATTGAAGTCGGAACTGCTGTTGCTGCTCAAGGCAGTTTCACCATCGGCGGCAACCGTCTGCAAGTCATCGGAGAGGGCCTGAATGTCGGCGTTCAGCGTGGGGTCAGGCGAGTTCTCGTACTGAGCAATCTGCGCTGCATCCTGTCCGAGCGACGAGAAACCGTTGGAAGCGGTCAGTTGGTCGTTGTTGCCGAGGGCGGTTGAGGTGCTGTTCCAGTCGGCCTGCACTTGGCTCCACACCGGGGAGAAGCCAGCCTTCCACGACGAGTAGGACTGCGTGTTGCTGGTCGCTCCACTGTTGGAGTTAGAACTGCTGCTCCCACCGTTGTTGGACTTTCCACCACCGGATGCTGCGCCGATGATGGCGAGAATCACGATGACTGCTGCCACGATGCCAACAATCTTGATGGTGTTGTTCGACTTCTTCGCAGGGGGCGCAGGGATGTAGGTGAACGCTCCGGTTGGGGATTCGTTCGGGGATGGGTTTTGGTCTTGGCTGGTCATTGCTGCTCCTTGGTTTGGCCGTTAGGCGTTGCAAAAGGACACGATACAAGGGTTGAGCATCAGTGTCAAGTGCCAGTTGCTAGTTCTGCTCGCTCGTTAGTGGAAAGTTGTGCGATGCCGGAAGACAAGCCTGTGGAGAGTACCACTTTCTTGTCGCCCTGCTGCTGATACTCGCCGTAAATCTTGAAGAACTGCGCTCGTGTCGCTGTCACGTTCTCGTTGTGGCAGATGTCCCACCACCCAACGGTTTTCACTGCGCTCGCAATGGCCGGGTGCGACCAGTTGCAATTTTTTGTCCGAATCGCATCTGCGACTTCAGCCCACGCCATCTCCGGGCTTGGGGCCAGCATCCCGCAGATTTCAGCGCACGTCGAACGGAGTTCGGCAATGGTCGGGGGCCACTTCTCGGTCATCGCCCACTGCTTCGTGGCTCGCTGCACGATTTCACCGTCAATGTCCCCAAGGAGTTCGTAGTACACCTTTGGGAGTTCTTCTGTGATTTGCCACTTTGGGTACGCTGCTGAAAGCACGGCCAGCACTTGGGCGAGTTCTAGTTTCGTCAATGGTCTTCTCCGTCCAAGAATCGTTGCAGGATGTTGATGGTTCCACCACTGCCGGGTCGCCCCTCGGCCAATCCCGCGCCACCCGGAAGGTAATCCCGCCAACGCTCGTTCGGCCCAAGGAAGGTGGAAAGCATCATCGTGAACTGCGGGTCAGCGTTGCGGCGAAGGAGCGCGTAGTTTTCGGCTGCGGTCAAGAGTTCGCTCGGTGAAATCCCCTCGCGAATTCGTGCTTCGTACTGCTTGCCAGCAGTGGTTTTGTTTGTTTTTCGCGGGTAGACGAGCCAGATTGCTAAAAACTCTGGGCTGTAGGGGTGCCGTTCCCGCTTTTTCCTTGATTTTTCAAGGATTTCACTGGAATGAACAATATCTTTTTCTATCTTCAGTTCTTTCTCTCTATATATCCTTTCTTCTTGTCGGAAATACCGGTTACCGGTTTCTCCGTATCCGGTAAACCCGGAACCGGTCAAGTCATTTTCCCAACCAAAGGGGATGTCGTAGACCTCGTAGTCGAATTCACCAAGGGTGCCATCCTCTTGGCGCACCTGCGTTGTCTTGACGTACCCAGCAGATTTCAGTTCGGCAAGCAGGTTGTAAATCTTGTCCCTCTTGGCGTTGGGACTTTCTTTCGCCAGTTGGCGAGCGTGGACTGACCAGTGCGCTGGCTTGGAGAGCAGGTAGATGAGCAGGCCGCGGGCTGACCAACTCAGGTCGGCATCACAGATAGCCGCGTTGGTCACGATGGTGAAGTTCTCGGTGGGGTTGGCTGTCCGACGAATCATTTGGTTCTCCAATCGGGTGGGGCGAAGAACATACCGTCTTTTTGCGCTCTGTGCAGAGAAGCCCCGTGAGCGTTCTCGGTGCCGGGGACAGGAATTCCTACCCCCCGACACTTTGAACGCCACACGGGGCAAATTAGCCGGGTCTGGTGAAGCCCTACAGGGCTACGGCTAGCCCTCGTCTTCCTCGGAAGACGCTTCGCTCGTCAGCGCGGCCAGTTCGATTGCTGCCTCGGCCACGTCGTTCACCAAGTCCATCGCCTCATCGAAGCGGGACTTGGGCATCGCTGCCACCTTGGGCAGTCCCTTGTCTGACCACACGGCCTTCAGGGTGCGACGGCTTTCCGGGGAGAGCGCACGGATGCGCCCATCCAGCAGGTCACGCTCGTTGCTGTCCACGATGGGGTCACCGGCTCGGAGCCACGACAGGAACGTCTCGGCACCCTCCTTGGCCTTGCCAGCGTTGAACACTTGGTCGGCCAGCACCTCGCATCGGGTCTTGCCCACGATGGTTCGGTGGTCGGTGTCCATTTCCAGCACCAGCGTGTACTCGTATTCGATTCCGTCACGCTGCTGCGGAGCGAGGCCAACCTTCTTCGGGCTGATTTTGCCGTACTCGTTCTTCTCCAGTGAGTACTCGGTCTTGGAGCGCATCGTGGTGATGATGTGTCCGTCGAACGCGAGGATGGCATCCACCATCCGTTGCTGGATAGGGGTCGCTACCTTCCAACCGGCGAAGTTGTTGCCCTTGGCTGCTGCACCGGCTTGGTCAACGATTTCCAAGATTCCACCTTGGCCGTTCCAAAAGTGCGTGAGGCTGTCAATCACGACAACCGCGTAGCCTTCGTTCTCGGCAACCTTCAACGCCTCAATGAGACGGTCTGGGTGGTAGGGCGCGCTCATCGAAAGAGCGTCGAAGTCGAAGCGGTCAGCGTACAACTTTGCTGAATCACGCTCGGTGTCAATGACGGCAATCTTCCCACCGTCTGCAAGAACCTCTGCCCAAAGAAGCGACGAGTAGGTCTTGCCCGAACCCGATGGCCCGGTAACTGCGATGCGAGCCTTGGCCTCAGCCTTGGTCGCTTTGGTGAACAGTGAACTCACGGTTCCCTGCCTTTCTGTAGTCAATGCACACGGCACTGGTATTGGTATCGGTGCGTTGATTTTACCACAGATTTACTCAACCCGTGTCAAGTAGCGATGGGCTACTACCCCACCCTGCTGGGGGTGGGGTAGCGTTGCCCTGCTTCGCCCGTCTACTCAGGCTGCCGGGGGAAGCGACGCTCAACATCGTCTTGGTACATCAAGACGTGGGCATCGCTCACACCGTTGGCCATCAGCATCTCAAACGTCTCTCCGGCCTGTCGCTCCAAGCCTTCGGGGACATCGAGCCAGAACGCCTCTCGGTATCGGATGGCATCTGTCTCCACCAACATCTTCCCGGCATCTATGCCGTTCAAGGTGACGGTGAACGTTCCATCGAAGTTGTCCGATTCGCTGACTGGGTACTCCAGCAGCCCGGCTCCCTTGTAGAACGCCCAGATTTCCTCTGGCAACACGAACTCTGCCGTGTCGTACGGTGCTGCCGTAGCAGCCTGACGGGTACTGCGAATGGCGTTGGCCATTTGCTTGCTCCCTTGGGTAGGTTGTCAATGAACGTGCTGGCGAGCCAGCGTGTACTGCACCTTTAGTATGCCTGAGGTTTTTGGAAAAGTCAAGACCCAATTTGAAAATATTTTTTGGTGACTGGGGAAATTGCCCCTTGACTTTAGTTAGGATTAGTGTATACTTCAGGTAGGCCCTTGCCGGGTGGGGCGCAAACCCGGCACAGTTCATTGACAACCGAAACAGGGAGCGAAGATGATTCGACGCAATTCTTCTGACGCACCGGTGCAGTATGACCGGCAGTGGACAGAGGTGACGGAATGGAACGGCTTTGAGAAAGGCGAACTCGTTCACGTCACTGGTACTCACGGTTGTGAGTTCCGCTTTATGTACGCTCACGAGCGTGACGGTGAAGTTGTCGAAGTGACCGTTCACGGTGGTGACCGAGGCCACGCCTCGTACCGCACGTTCGCAGCAGGCCGCGTGGTGAAGCCAACGGCAGCGAAGCGTCGCAGGACGCGGAGCGAGATGGTTCGGGCGTAATGCTGGTGCCATTCATCAAGTGCGCTTGCCGGGGTAAGCGGTGTGGACTGAGTGTGTTCTCACCCTTACACGGCAAGCGTTCCGGGTACACGGTCAACGGCTGTCGCTGTGAGCCGTGCTTGGAAGCCAACCGGCTTTACCTCCGCGACTACAACGCTCGCCGTGACGCACACGGGGGCGACCCCTTGAAGCACGAGCGCAGTGGTGAACGATGCAAGTGTGGCAACACACGATGCAGGCTCACCGTCAACGACGAGCGACACGGCACGACCACGGGACACAAAGCCAAGTGCATTTGCGCTCCGTGCCGTCGGGCTGGTGCTGATAGCAAGAACGCCAAGCGCGGCGTTGTTCTAGACCCGGCTCGCCCAGAGCGTTGGAACAAGTTTAAAAAAATTCCGATTAGGTCTTGACTTTGTGACAACCCTCAGGCAGACTTAGGTTATGGAACAACTCACAGCAGCAGAGATGCAGGAAATCAAGGAGCAGGTCGAAGCGGAATTCGCAGCCGAAGCAGCATTGTTCGCAGCGATGACCGACGAAGACGCAGAGTGGTTGGCTGAGGAAATGGCAGTCAACGCTTGGGAAGAAAGGAACATCTGATGACGGAACTTCAGGTAATCGAAGCAGCACACAACATCCGTGAGGCAATCGCCAAGGGTGACCTCATCAAGGCTGACATTATCGCAGCCGGAATCGTGGCCTCGTTTGAGCAGGCCAACGAACACCACTTCCAAGTGTGGAGTGACAAGGAAGCAATGGCCGAACTTGCCTTTCAAGGCATTGAGACAGAAACTGAGGTAGCACGATGAACACCACCACCAAGCCACAGCGCACCACCAACATCTTCTTCAACAGTTGGGGTGACCCAGTGCCTGTTGCAAAGGTTGCGTTCGCAGCGTTCGCAGCGTTCGATGATGTCGAATGGGAAGGCACCCTTGACGAGTTCTACTGCAACTTCAGAGACTTGCGAGCGATGGCCAAGGACAACTTCTGGTCGCTGAACGATGACGAGGACACGTTGGAGAACGACTGGATGGAGTTCGCCAGCGAGATGAACCGAGCGTTCCCGATTCTCCGAGCAGCGATGAACAAGATTGAGAATTGACAGTGTGACACCCATCTGCTAAACTCCAGTTTAGTAGTTCAGACCAGTAGAAAGAAGGAAGCAATGGAAGCAGCAGTGCAAGACCTGTCCGAGTTTCTCGCTAGCGAGGGACAGCCAGAGCGATTCGTGGACACCACGACTGAGTTCACCATCAACAATGAAGACGAGGCACTGTGGGCGATGCGTCGCCTCGCTCAGGCGCAGCGTCGCATTGACGAGGTGAAGCGTCAGGCGCAAGTTGAGATTGACCGCATTGAGCGTTGGGTCGAAACCAACGTTGCCACCCACAAGCCAACGGTGGAGTTCTTTGAGTTGGCGTTGTCGGACTTCCTCATCCGTGTCCGCGAGGACAGTGCTGATGGTCGCAAGTCCTTGGACTTCCCCGACGGTGCCGTGACCTCTCGTGTCACTCCCCCGAAGGTGGCCGTGACCGATGCCGATGCGTTCCTCGCTTGGGCTGAGGTGAACCACCCTGAGTGGATTCGCACGAAGCGTGAGGCCGATGTTGCGACGCTGAAGAAGGTCGTGGACTTCGCTGGTGACAGCGTGGTTGACCCTCTCACCGGCGCAGTGGTGGATGGCCTCCAACACACCGAGGGTGGCATCTCAGTCAGCGTGAAGGTGGCTGGCTGAGGTGACCATCAACATCTACGACCACGCCAGTCCGTTCAACCCGAACGGCTACTACATCGTGACCGGTGGTGACGTTATCGGCGTAGCGCAATGTTGCGACTGCGCCGATAACGGTGACCGGGCTGGGGCAGCACTTGTTGGTGATGACTGGGAGCCAATCTCCTACCACAACGAAACCGACACTCCGGTTCACTGCGATTCGTGCGATGCGCTCATCTTCACGGCGTTGACCCCCGATGGCCGGGAGTACGTAAGGGATGCAATCGCCAGTGGTGATGGCTCGGAAGCAGTGTTGCAGGCTTGGGCTACGGCGTGGCCTGCACTTGTCGAACCGAAGGAGAGCAACTGATGGGACTTGACCAATACGCCTACGCTGTTCGCCCCCACAGCGACAACATCGAATTCGGGTGGGCGTGGGAAGCGCACGACCAAGACTACGACAGCAAGGTGTTCAAAATCGCCCAGTGGCGAAAGCACAGCGACTTGCAGGGCTGGATGGAGAACCTTTGGGTGACGAAGCGCACCCTCGCTGGTGACCCACCTCAGCCATCCGAGGATGGGATGTTCGCTGGGGACTTGGGATTCAACTGCGAGCCGGTGCGACTGAGCCTCACCGACTTGGAGCAACTGGAGACCGCGATGAACCGTGATGAACTTCCCGAAACGTCGGGGTTCTTCTTTGGCAGGTCAACGCCTGAGCGCAAAGACAACGACTTGGTGTTCATCCGTACGGCACGAGACTACATTGCCGACGGCTACGACATCTACTACACGAGTTGGTGGTGACAATGGGTGGCAAGCAAGACGCAGTAAAGGTTGTCTGGTTCGATAACATCTTCGGTGCTGTTCTGCCCGACACAACCGAGCCGGTCAGTTGGCTCATCCGCAACGACTATGTGCTGATGGGCGAAGTGAGTTTCAACCCCGGTTTGACGAAGGTGCCGGTGCGCCACTTGCCGAGTGGCCACACGAGCCTCGCCAAGATTGTCACGGTGCCAGTAGAGCAGTAAGCACGAGCCGGTGGGCGTGGGAAATTCCCACAGACCCACCGGCCTGAGTGCTTGGCTACTTGGTGATGCTGGCCGGACGCTTTGCGCCCATAAGGATGCCGAGTGCCGGAACCTTGGCCTCAGCGAAGTGGATGGCCGTGCTGTAGGCCGTAGCGACTGCCGGGGCAACGTAGGCGTAGGCCTGCGTCGGGGTCAACTTGAAGCCGACCTTGGCAGCGAGCGAAATCAGCACACCGACGATGGCCGGGACAACGTAGCGGATGACCGTGGCTCCGAGAGCCTTGGGGTCAACGGCTGGCTTAGTCGCGGCTGGTGATGCTGTGCTGGTTGGTTGGGTGGTCATTTTTACTCTCCTTTGAGAGGGCTTGGGTGAGGTCGCCCTCGGCTTCGGCACGATGCCAACCGAGGTGACGCTCCACCTTATCCTCAATGCCGTCAAAGCGAATGTCCATACGCTGAAATCCTAGTTCAATCTTTTCAAATTTGGTGTCCATCCGGGCGATGTGTTCAGCCACGGTTCCAAATTGGGTGTTCACTCCGTCGAATTGGTCGGCTAGCCCTTGGTTGTCGGTGTGGTTCTCCTTACGGCCACGGTGGGCCGAATACCACGCAGAACTGGCTGCCAAAGTCGCTGGAATCGCTGAGATAATGGCTGCCAAGACATAGGGTTGAGACGTGGCTGCCATAGCGCAAGTTTAGAACAAGATTTGGAAATACCGTGCTAGGCAATTGACCCCGGTGGAGCGTCGTTTACACCACAGTCGTAGACCACAAACTTTTGGATGGTCACGCTATCGAAAGCGATGGTTGCTGAATTGGAACCAATTTGCTTCATCCCTAGGTACCAATCGTAAGTCGGTTGCCACTGGCCAGTCTTAATGGCTTGGGTTGGTGAATCCCAGAACGTCGTAGAGCAGTGAACGGTGTAGACCTTATTCGACACTCCGGTGACGTTGATGACTTCCATCTCTTGGTAGTTCGCTGGTGATTGCGAGCCGGTTGTTCCGGCCCACGGCGACGGGGCAATAACGCCCAGTGAAATCAGGGTAGGCGTTGATGAATCCGTGATGCTCGTAGAAAGGTTTGGAAGGGTGACAGTGACAGAAGGGCTTGGTGGCGTGACGGACACGGCACCGTAGTTCACGAAGGTGAATTGCAGGTTATGAATCAGGTTTTCGTTGTTATTGTTGCTGCTGTCGGTAGTCCAATAGACATCGGAAGTTGAACCATTGACAACCGTTGTGAGGTTGGTGGTAGAACCAGTGCCTCGTGCCGTGCCAGAGAATGGGCTACCGGCGAAGGCAGCCTCTCCTGCGATGCTGCCTCGTGTGGTGATTGGATACTCCGTGGCTCCTGAGGCGTTATTGCCGACGAACGCACTACTGGAATTCAAAATCACGAATGGTGGGTTGGGCGTGAGGCCACCACCAGAGAAGTTGAAGTAGTAGGTGTTTCCACCAACGGTCTGCGTCGTTGCCGTTGATTGAAAAACAGCGTCGTACAAAAGGTCAGCGTTTGCTGGAAGTCCAAAGCCCGTGACGTACGAGTTGCCCGATTGGGAGAGCAGGGTGTTAAGACCGGTCACGTCACCTGTCAAGTTTTGGAGCAACTGACCAGTGTTGACGGTGTAAGTTGTCCCACTTCCCTGTCGAACGGTCATCGTCGGGCTTCCACCAGTTGTGCCTCGGATGTAGCCAATCATTGTGGCTAATGCCCAAGCGTTTCCACCACTGAGCGACGCATAGGCCGAGTACGTTCCGGTGTTGGAAACTGTCGCAGAACCCGTGTAAGTGCTGCTGGCCGTTCCACTGAAATATGGCGTAGTACCCGTGACTTCAAAGGTCACTGTGGCTTCGGCTCGGTAGATGCGGTTTGGAAGATACGAAGTCGTAATCTTGGTCGCTGAAATCGGTTGTGGCGTGGTCGTAGTCGTGATGGTTTGCCCCGACGTTGCCCCGGTATGGCCAAGAAGCGACATTGGTGAACGGACAGTTCCAATCGTGGACTTGTTGCTTCCAGCAAGGGAACCCACAACCCACTCGTCGTGGCCAGTAGCCATAATCCACACGGTGTCACCAATATTTGGAACGTAGGATTCCAAGAACCGAATTCCGTGCGTGGGGTGGTCATCGCCAGCCAACTGCACACTGACTACAGGGAACGAGTAAAACGCTGCGCCAGTTGCCGGTTCAGGTGGTGTAAAACCGGGGTCGTAGCCAACGACAATGCCCATACGGATGGTGTCCGTTGGGGGCAAGTGAAATTGGTTGTTGGCAATAAGGGCGTTGACCAGTGGTCGAAAGTCGAATTCAGCCATTAGTACCCCATCGTGAATTCTGCAATACGAGCAGCGTCTTCCTTGGTTCCAACCCTGCGCTCACGAGCGACCAGCGAGCCAGCATCGGTGATGTTCAGTGGGATGGTGATTTGGTCAATGAAGTAGTTCACGGCTCCACCGTGTTCCGTGAACGCCGGGTCAAGAATCATTGTACCCTTCAAGTATTGGATGTCGGGGTGAAAACTTTCCACGGGGATAATTGTTGACCCAACCGGGCAGTGTTCAGTGACTTTGACGATATTGGTCGCCACGTTGGTGTAAATGATGATTTCTTGGCCCTTAGCGAGAGCCACATAGGTGGGATTGACTTTTAATTCCGAGATGGTGTAAACCCCAGTCTTCGCCGGGGGCTGCACGTCTGCGTAGTTGCCGTAGTCAGTGGTGATTGGCACAACGGTTGATGGAGTGAGGTCTGAGCCAGCAGGAAAGTCCGTGGTCAAGTCCGTGATGATTCCACCATCTTGATAAATGCCGACATTCTTGCGTCGCACCAGCACTACATCGCCACTGTCCAAAGCAGGATTGCAAATTCCTTCAATGGTGGTCGTTTCATCGCCACCGACAAACCAGTTGAGGTAGAGGTTGGCTGCTGCCTGCGTCTGCTTCTGTGAAATCAGTCGCTTACGGCCCGGTTCACGGCCAACCACCCGACCAAAGGGGCCAAGGTAGTAGGTAGGTGAATTGGGGTCGGAATCGTATGCCAGCGCACGGTACGGCATACCGACAATGGAGTTTTCACCAGTGGCAATGACGTAGTTCACGGCTTTGGAACTGTCCAACTTCCGAGTGACCTTTGTTAACATTCCACCATCGCCGTCAACATAACTCCATACCGGGGGTACCGATGCAGGGTCAGGTTGGGGCTGAACGCAGAAGCGACCTTCAACGTCAATGTAGAGAAGTCCGTTCACTCCGGCTGCGATTCCGGTGATATCTGTCCACGGTGAGCCAGCACCAGTGACCGACATAGACACCGAACCCATAATCAAGGGTTGTTTCAACTCGGCATCTACGATTCCAGCAAACTCAAAGACCGGTGGGCCGAACACTCCGTAGGCGTAGGCAGGCCAACGGTTGTTGATGAGCAGTTTCACGGCTTCCAAATAGGTGTTGGCCACCAAGTTCTGCTCTTGGGTCGTGTATGGGGTGAAACCGGCAGCGTTCGTGTCCACAACAGGGGGCGTGTATGGCGTTTTCCAAACCGTGACTGGTGATGTCCACGAGTTCTGCTTAATGTTCAGGGCCATATCGGAGCCGTTGACCGTGATGGTCACGTTGCCGTCTTTGTCTTCTTCAATGCTGGTATCCGTAATGCGGAACACGCCAATTGGAACCAACTCGTAAGCCTTGTTCTCGGGGCGCAGCAAGTCTGGGCCGAGGGGCGGCTTTGCGTCAATGATTTCAGTACCAACGTTGGCCAAGTCCCATACAACGCCTCGGTATGCGTAGAGGTGATTCCCGTAGATGGAGAGTGCGTCGGTTGACTTCTTTGGAACGTACAACGGGTCGTTGATGGTCAAGTTGATGGTGCGTCGAACGTCAGCACTGGTCTGGTCAATTTTCACCGAACCGTCTACAACGGGCAGCGTGTACCAAGTCCCGTCAATGGACAGGGCTTTTACGATAATCATTACCCGATGAGGGCTTTTGATGGCCTCAAAGAATTCAGGGCTGGCTGGGTACATAACTAACTCAGATTACTGCCGTAGGTGAAACCGTATCCGGGGGGAGCAGCCTCAACGTAGTTGATTTCCACCTCAAACCACGGGCTTGTAGCAGCGTTATAGGTCGTTTGCACATCATCGCTGATGAAGATGTAAGTGCGACTACTTTCCACCGGATTGGTCAGGATGAGGATGTTTCCTGAGTTGAGCAACTTCAAGAAGTTAGGCCAGTTGTCCAAATCTTCCCAGATGACCTTGATGTCAGCGTCTCGCCCTTGGGTCACGCCAGAGATGGTGAAAGGCCGTGCAGAGCCGAGAGGATAGAAGATACCTGAGGGGTGTTTCGTTTTGTCCGTGTACTGGTTTTGCACCAAGATGGGGAATCGGTTGGTCGGGTTGGAACTGTCGGCAATCCACCACGTCGAAGTAGTCATCGTGTTCTCAGGGGCGATTGGTGCTGATTTCGGCCCACGCTTTGTAACTTTGCCAGCCTTGCTGACGAACTTTGGAATGGCTTGGTACAGCGTCGCTTGTCCGGGGACTGCCTCGTAGTCGGTGATGGTTGCCCAACCGGTTCCAGTTGCCTTGACGTTGTTTCCGTTGCGAATCGGTGTCCACGTCGCTCCGCCGTCAACGGACTTTTGAACAAGGTACTCGTAAGTGTCGTTGGGCTGATTGACGAATCCGTCACTGTTCCAGTTGAAGATGGCCACGCCTTGGCTGGCAGTGGCTCCTGCAACGTGGGTGTAGTTAACCGTTCCAGCAAGTCCAATCGTCACGACGTACACTCGTGCGCCGAGGGAGTGGTTTCTAGCAAAACCGTTTGCCGTGCTGTAGCCATTGCCCGTGTTGGTTTGTACGGCCACGTTGGTGGAACCATCCCAACTGGGGTCAACAATGACATTTTCGTAGGTGTTGGCGTTTCCGTAGTCAACGTAGAGCGTGGTGCCGACTGCAATACCCTTTGTACTGGCGAGAGGCAAGTAGGTGATTCCACCAACGGGAACTCCAACGGTCACTGCTGCCGTAAGGGTCGTGAACAACTCGTTGTCCGAGCCACCCTGCTGAATTTCGTACACGCCGGAAGTGTTGTAGGGGTCGAAGACGTACAGGCTGTCGTACCCACCAAGAGATGCGTAGGATTCGGAAGAAGATTGGGGCAGTGAAATCGCGTTGGCAACCTGCGTGTTGTCGTTGCTGCTCGTTCCCTGCGGGTAAAGGCTTGTCTCCAAGCGCATCAGTTGGCTGGAAGTGCCAATTTGCGAGGTGATGTTCACGATGTTGTCGTTGAGGTCGAACGCCGGAAGGTTGATTGCCTTGAACATTAGACCAGCAAGGCCGTAAGCATCCACCGAAGATACGTTCTTCCATTGGAAGCGAGGCACTGCGTAGGCTGCGTTGGTGGGGGCGACGAATGAATAGGCGACTGGAACCCATCCCGAACCCCATTGACCAGTGCTGCTGGAAAGGACGGCTTGGTAGGCAGGGTTGCTGCTGTTCTCCGTTCCAATCCAGTTCCCGCTGGCATCGTAGATGTCAACGAACACGCTCATCGTGGGGATTCCACCACTCGTGCGTGGAGTGGTCATCAGGCGAGTGAAGCCAACGATTCCATAGGTGAGGCCAGCGATGATTGGAATGGAATTGGTTGGGGTGAACTTACCGGTGTAGTTTGACCCAGATGTGTGGAGCAGGCCGATTTCAGCAATGTCCGTTCCAGTCCCAGACCCACCGTTTGGAACGATAGTGAAGGTGTGGTCAGAGTACAGAGCCGGGTAGTTAATCTTGACTGCTGTTCCGAAGGGAAACGAAGAATGAGCAACAAACGGCTTGGTTTTGATGACCGTGGAGCCTGCTGGAATCTTGAAGTTGGCAGCCCCGTTAAACGTCACTGGGATTTGCACCACAGGTTTAATTGGGTTGTACGGAGCCGTTGCGCTGACGCTTTGGAACTGTACGACACCGGTTGCCGAAAGACCCACCACTGAGTAGGTGGAACCGACTGCATTAACAACCGTTGCCGGGGAGATACCGGCACCGGTGACTGCATCGCCAACCGGCGAGGTGGAACCGAACGGGTTGGTGGACAATTGGATGGCGTTGAATGTCGGATACGCCAACAACCCGATGCTGGAACCGGTAGCAACGTTGGTTGGGTTGGAAAGCGTGACACTGCTGCCACTGATGTTGGTGATGTACGAGTTGGACTGGATGCCGTAGCCGGATACGAGTTGTCCAACTGCGAGGCCAGCAGTACTGGCTGCTGTAATCGTGTTGCCGTAGATACTCCACGTCGCCGTGAGGTTTGCGACGCTCGCTCCGGTTGTCAGGGCCGTAAACGTCGTTCCGACGAGCGTTCCAACCGTTCCCGTAGCCGAGACAGCCGAGTAGGTGAAATCGGAAATGACTTCCTGCTCCAACGGCACGAGTTTGGTATGTCCGGGGCCACCGACTTTGTTGGTGTACTTGTAGCCGTAGACGTTTACAGCACTGGTTCCTGCGTAGTACGTCGTGACCGAAAGGTCAAGAGTGTCGCCAATCGAAACGCCGATACCGGTATAGGGAGCCTGCTTGCCGTAAGGCTTGGTGAATGTCACAACCTTTTCGGTGTAGAGGCTCGGAGCGACATAGGTGATGACTGCTCCCCTTGGTAGGAACCCAAGGGTTATATCCTTAGCCTTGACGTTGCTTCCAAAACCGTTGGTGATTCCAGCAACGTGCATCCCACTGTCGCCAATTCGATACGGCGCGGTGAGGGTCACGGTGTTGATGGCGTTGTAGTGTGTCCAGTCTATCTTCCCACCTTGAAAGACATTGACACCAATAATTTGTCCATTACTAATGTTGAGAACTGTCCCTGCCGGAAGCGAAAGAAGCGGGTACCCACCCTTGGGGGTCACTGGGATGTATAGACCGTTGCCCTTGGGGAATTGGGTATCAGTGCTGACAACTGCAAGGGTCGTGGTTCGTGATGGGATGGTGGAAACAGCCTTGACCGACTGAATGACTGCTGGCTCCAGTTTGGAAACGTTGTAGTTGATTGCGTTGCCGATGAGGGAGCCGAGAACTCTCTTGACCGTCTGCGACGCTTGCGCTGTTGTCCAACCCATACTCTCTTTGTGGTTGATGTAGACGGTTCTACCTGCCCACCCGTTAGAGAGAACGTTGCCGGGGTCAACGACGTGGACTTGGTTGCCTTGACCGTTGCTGATGATTTGGAATCCGGTGGTGTTTGTACTTGACCATCCGGGCGTTCCGGGGATGGTGCGAACGAGAATCTTTTGCTTGTCCACCCACTTCTGTTCGATGATTTCAGTGAAATGCAAGTTCAGGTTGGAATCAACAAAGATTGGCTCCTGCAATCCAAAGGTCACCGTTGCGCCTGCTGCGTGTGCGCTTTGAGTGCTTGGAACCCCAGCGACGGTGTAGTTGCGCTGCTGAATGACGAACGTGTCGCCGGAGTTGTTGCCGTCAACCTTGTTGGTCACGAGGATGTTTTCACCACCGATAGTGACCCAAAACTCACCGGAAACTGGGAAGCCCAGTGCGTCAGTGTTCTTTGGATAGGTGCTGGAAACCTTGAATGTACCCTTGCCAGACGAAGCAATAGTTGAGCCGGAAGCGATGTAGCCAATTGCTCCGACGTTCAGAGAGGTGTAAACCGTTCCTGCCGTCAGAGGGGTACGAAGGGCGATACCGGTAGATGCAACTTCCAGCGAAGTGCCAACGTTGTCGTTCGGCCCTCGTGTCCAGCCACCGAGCGAGTTGGTGAAACTGCCGTTGTCTGGGCCGAGCAAGTTGTCCGTGCTTTGGATGGTGATGGTGTTGACAGCGTTGTCATCGTCGGCGTACACGGCAACCATCGGTGCCTGCGGAGCGTTGATGATGACCGTAAACGGGCAAGAGTTCCACGCACCCCACCAGTCCTTTTGGTGGAATGTCTTGGAAACCTTGACATAGGCGTAGTACTTCTGGCCGTTGACGAAGCCACTGTCGGTGTCGAACGTCACAGAGGTGGAAGCGTTGTAAGCCGACTTCTGCCAGACAGGGGTTGTCGTGTCGGGGCTGAAGTTTGGCAGATAGACGGAAGCCTGACTGAAGATTTTCACTGACCAACCGGTTTGTTGGTCGTTGTCAAGGTCGCTGTATGTCCAGTTGACAGAGGTGACAACATCCTCGTTGATGACGCAGTTGTCCGATGGTGAAATATAAATGCTTTCGGCCAGTGGCTCCGACTTGTACTGGGCGATGAGGCCGAGGCTTCGGTAGGCCACCGTTTGGTTCTGGGGAACTTGGACAGAGATGTTCAGCAGAATGTTGTTGAGGGCATCGCCAGTCCACTCGTCGCCGTTCGGGTCTTTGGAACGGTTTCCACCAAAGTAGGCAGTGAAGGCCGTCGAAAGCGTGTTGGCGAATACGTCAGGTGGCGTGTTTGCCCCAGTGTTTGGGTCAATGAGCGTAACGTTGGTTGTGTCTTTTCCACCAAAGGAGCCAAGAATGGACAGAAGGGCCTGAACTGCGTTCACCCTCGTCGTGCGCCACTGGCTGCCATCCCACGTTTGGAAGATGCCCAAGTCTGGCCGGTAGGTCACATCATTGACGTGGAAGTTGGTCGGGTAAGCGTAGTAAAAGACTTCAGCACCAAAGTCGTGGTCGTAGGCCAGAGACAGAGCCAAGTTGACATCCCAAGCGTTTGGGTTGATGGCGTTCGGGACTGGCACTGAAATTGGGTACACGACCTCTTGCAACGGGTCGGCATCCAGCGTCACGGGCGGTGGTGACAAGAACTGCGTCGGGTAGACGTTGAAGTACTGGCTCGTCGCCCCGGTTGCTGCCGTGACTGAAGGGGTAGTCAGGTAGACCGTAGAGCCACTGATTTCAGCAATGAACGCAGGCTGGGTCGTAGAAAGCCCGTCTTGGCTGGTGAAGACTTGTTGGCCTACCGAAAGCCCTGCCGTGCTGCTTACCGAGGTGATGGCGTTGGAGCCGTTGGTCACCGAACCCGTGAAGTCCACTTCGGTAGTCGTGGTATCGAAGGCGTAAGGTGAGATAAATGGCAGAACCGGGATGGTGAAAGCGTTTTGAGGCGTGTATTCCTTAACCGTGATTCCAAAAGATGGGTTGCCGAGGCTACCAATGGCACCGGGGCAGTTGAGGAAGATGGTTTGGTTCGGCTGCAAGGGAGATGCAAGGCCAACGGACACAATCGAACCGTAAGTGGTGAAAACTCCACTGCTCCCCGACGAAGCCGGAAAAGGAAAGTGTGGCGTGTACGAGTTGATGGAAACACCAGTCGCACCGGCATTTGCCGTTGCTGAAGTGACGAACGAATCGTAAAAGGTGCCGTTGTTGATGTAGAGCGTCGTGCCGGAAGGCACGGTCACAGGCAACGGGGTGGTGGAAAGCGACGTGACCGTTGCACCGAGGTTCAGGGCCGTAGTCAGGTAGAACGATGGTACTTCAAGGGTGTGATACTGAGTGTCTGTCGGGAAACTGTCCAGCAGAACAGGCGTGAGGTCGGCGTAGGAGAGCGTCGTTGACGAGGTGTAAAACTGCAAGTTCTCCGTTGCACCGTTGGTGGCAGGATTGGAAATCGTGATGCTGGTCGTAGAGACACTGACAACCGTGGTTCCAGCAGGGATGTAGCCAAGCGTGTCCGTAATGACCTGTCCGGGTGCAACGTTGGTGATTGCTGCTGCGCCAAGCCAGACCGAGGTGCTGCCAGTAGCGACCATTCCTTGGACTTGGAAGTTGGAGAGTTGCAGAGTGGCGAGGTTCAGTGCGCTGTTGTAGTACACCGAGCCAATTTCAAGGGTTTCAGTACCCGAAAGCCCAGAGATGTTGATGAAGAACGGCGTGGTCTGAGGGACTTCGGCTTTTGGAATGATGGTGAGGGATGTTGCATTGGCAGCGAGACTGCCCACCAGAGTTCCAACAGTCGGGGGCTGGATGGTGATTCCGTTTTGGAAAACCGTCTGCACGGTTTGTGGGAATCCAGCGTTGTCGGCCACCGTGATGGTGGTGTCTCCAGCCGAGGCCGTCGCAGCGAGGCTCGTGCTGATGTTGGGGAAGCCACCAACGCCAGAATCCAACCACGGGTTTGTCAGGTTGAAGTTCGCAGCAGCGTTGATGATGAGTTCGCTCGTCGGGTTTGTGGCGATGAGAGCGTTCGTCTGGGCGTAATCGGTTCCACCACTAATGGAGTAGACCGTTCCAACGTTGGGGTCACCTAAGAACGGAGTTTGCTGAGCGTGGGAAATCGTGCTTCCACCAACCGAGTAGACCACGTTCGGCGTGACAACGATGTCACCAGCGTCGTGGTCAAATTGGAACGTCTGACCGTCTGCCAGTGTCCAAAGCATTGGGCTGTTGATGTTGCCGGAGCCGTCAAGGGTTTCACCGGGCGTAAAGGGAAGGCCAATTGGGTTCGACCCAGTGGAGCCGAGAGAAGTTGAGTTGCTTGGTGGAATAACTGCCACCATTTCCTGCGTGGAGCCTTGACCCACGACGAGGGTGTAGATGGCATTGGAAGTCGAAGTGAGGCTTGTCGCGCTTGCTGATGTTGTCGCAGCATTGGAAACCGTGACAGTCCCCTTACCGACGGCCACGATTTCAGTACCACTTGGGAAGTGGGCCGTGCTTGCAATGTCAACAGTTTGTCCAACCGAAAGTCCAAATGAGTACTGGGAAGCAACGCCAGTGATGACCGTACTTCCGGTGGTGATGTTGCCAACGAAGTTGTTGGTCACACCGTTGTTGATGAGGGGGACAAACCCACCGTAGGTATAGTTCTGGTACTGGTTGATTCCAAATATCGTGGTGCCGGGAACGGTGTTTGGGTTTGGATTCACGGCGAATGTCGTGGAGCCAGCAGCGACTGGTTGGTAAAGGGTTCCACCAACCGTTGAGCCAATCGTTGTTGGAACAATCTGCTCCAAGTCTCCAACTGATGATGAGCCGATGTACCGAGGCCCATCTTGGTACGCCAAGACGTAAGTGCCGGTCTGGTGGAATCCAGTAATGAATGTGCCGTCGAAGCCAATGGCACCGGTACCAGAAGTGGTACCAGTCACCGTGTCAAACACAGCCCCGGAGAGCAAGTAATCGTCGTAGTTCCAAATGGCGTTTGGTGAAGACCCGTTGGAGTAGTTGACCGTGTTGTAGGTCGCAGCCCCAGCAGCCGTGCCACTAACGATGATTTCAGTGGATGACGGAACAGACGTGATTGTCAAGTTTCCAAAACTGCCGAATGTGATTTTTTGTCCGACGTAGAAGTTGGTGGTGGTATCTACATAGATTGCGCTACTAGACCCAGTGACTGCTGCGCTTTGGAAGTTGGCCAACGGGGTGCCAATGATGTTGGTCAGCGTGACCGGCAGGTAGAAATCGCAGCCGTAGTGCGAGCCACCGACACCGGCAGTTGGTGTCTCGCCGGGCGGGATTGAACCTCCACCAGTGTTCGTCAAGTACGGAGCGAAGTAAGGAACGCCGAAATCAAAGACGTAAGTGTTGTCGTTGTTGTTGAGGACGATGGTGTTTCCAGCAGGGAACGAAGTGCCGTAAATCATTCCCGAACACGATGTCGTGGCAATGCTTGTGGTGCCGTTCAGGTTTGCAGTCAAGTTTGCTGAAATCGTCAGCGTGTTGCCAGAGATGGCCGTGATGTACGAATTGCTGGGGATGCCAGTGCCACTAATGGATTGACCAACAGCCAACATTCCATTGCCGAGGATGTAGAGAGAACTTGTGATGGTGATTGTGTTGGTGCCGGAAGTGCCGGAAGCGATGAACGACACGACATTGCTCGGAGCAGAGACGTAGCCGAGGGTCGCAGTTGTGCCAGCCGAAGTGGAACCGTAGTGAGTGGCAATAGGAATCGTGCTGCCCACGGCGATGGAGAATGGGCCACTGTTAGAGAACAATCCAGTTGAAACGCCAGATGCGTAGGTGGAACCCCCGGCAAGAACCGTTCCGTATCCGTAGCCAGCAGTGGAGCCAGACGAAGTAGCAATTGCTGAAATCGTCAAAGTTGTACTGCTGATGGCAGAAGTTGTCGAAATCAGTTGGTTCCAAGTTCCGGGGATGGGCTGCCCGTAGTTGGTGCTGCGGTCACAGACGAGGAAGTACGAGTTGGTGGCACCTTTGGAAATTGTCAAAGTCACGCCAGTCGTAGCAATCGTTGCCCCTGCTGAAATCGTGAACGAACTGGCCCCCACGGAAACAACCGTCGCACCGGAAGGAATCCCTGTTCCAGCAACAATCATTCCGGGGAGAACGCCGGTGTGGTCTTCTGTGGTTGGGTTGAAAGTGACCGTTGCACTAGAGCCACCAGTGGTAGTCGTAGCGAGAATGGTGAATGAGTTCATCCCCGTGACTTGGCCAACGTACCAACCGGTGGTGCTTTGGTTCTGGTACGACGGCGAAAGGATGGTGTTCGTTCCAATGTCAACGAACGAAAGGTACTGACCGGTAGTAAATCCGTTTACCGAGGGGTCAACGACGCAGTTGACGATGCTCCGGCTAGAGCCGACCAGAATTGAGTTGATGGCCGTACCCGTTGCAGTGAAATCCGAGGCAAACTCGCTAATGAAGTTTGCCATCGCCTGAGGGTCAGAAGATGCTGAGATGAAGAAGTACGGGGATGTCGCTGCTGCTGAAGCCGGGGTCAGCCAGTACGAAGTCGCACCACTGAACCTCGTGCTGAACGAACTAATCGGGGTGAGGAATCCGGCTGCACCGAACGCATTGCCGTTGGCCATCAAGTAGGCGCAGTAGGAAGGAGTCAGGCTCCCACTTTGGAACGATTGGTAGTTCTGGTTGTTCGCAACTGCTGGAATCTGTCCAACTGCACGAGCCGTCATCCACTCGCTCGTAAAGGCATCGGTGGACATTGAGCCAGCCGTGTATGGTGAAGCGTTGGTCTGCAAACCTTCCAAAATTGCTATACGCAGGCCAGTGCTGATTCCTGCCACGTTGTTGACGTAAGCGAACGAATCGCCCCTGTCGAAGAACGGTGACGGGTTCGTGTTCCCATATTGCCCGCCGGTTGTGACAGACAGCGAAGTTCCAGCAACTCCCAACTTAGAGATGTCTTGGACTTGGGCAGCACGGTAGTAGCCGTTATCCATCACGGTACCAACGGCGAGTTGGGTAATGTCGGCTACGGCCTCATCGGGTGAAAGCGTCTGCGCCCCCGGAACCACAACAGTCCAGTAGGGCGAGCCAGCAGCGTCTGAGTAGTTTGGGTTGGCAACGTAGTTATTCATAGCCCTCCCGAATACTCTACCCTATTTCACTGAATATGCTATGCCCTCATTGCGTTGGTAGTTCGGAGCATTTCCTTGAAGTGCTTTTGGATTGCCGCTTCGACTTGCTTGGCAACCTTGGGGTCTGCCCCACCGGTCACGTTCACGACAAAGGCGTTTGGTGAAATAGTGACGTTGTGCGTTGGCCCGGATGTGCGAGTTGACCCGGCCAGTGCCTTTCCAGCATTTGCTGGACTTCCGTTGCTGAACAGTGACCCAACCAACGAGCCAGCACCTAACATCTTGGCTATTGCTTGGCTCATCATTTCGTGGGAGTGAGCAGCAACCATCTTCTTCATCGCAGGGTGCTTCATCATTCGGGCGATTTCCTGAGGCTTGCCACCCTTGTCCAGCAGAATGGCCGTGGCTGAGGTGTTGTGGGCAATCCTGATGAGCCAGCCAATCATCGCATTGCTACTTCCAGTGGTGGTGGAAGAAGAACTGGAACTTCCACCACCACCGAACAGGCCACCAAAGAAGCCTCCAATGGCCGAACCGATTCCGTGGGCAATGGTTCCAGCAGCGTGAAGCCCACCAGTCACCAAACCCATAGCAGCGTGTCCGACGTGACCGACAAACTTGGCGACTTTTTTCACTCCGTTTTCGACGTGTCCAAACTCCTTGGAACCCCATTTTGCTACATCTTGTGCGCCGTGGTACAGGAACTTTGCCGTCTTGCTAATGGCGTGACCAATCTGCTTGTGAAAAGCGACTACGCCAGCAGCAACTGCGGCAACGGCCAAACCAACACCAAGGGTTTCTGGCGCACTGGCAAGACCAGCAGCCAAGATTCCACCTTCGGCTGCACCAGCACCTCCGGCAGCAGCAGCACCGGCAAGTGCTTCACCACCAGTGGCAGCAGCAGCCTCTGCTCCACCACTAGCAAGGGCAGCCTCGCCAGTGGATGCTGCTTCACCAGCAGCAGCCTCGCCAGTGGATGCTGCTTCACCAGCAGCAGCCTCGCCGGTGGACGCTGCATCACCAGCAGCAGTTTTTCCAGCACCACGACCAAACAAGTTCTTCAACTTGCCCAGTGCGCCTCCGGCCATCTCCTTGAAAGTTTTCACTGGGTTCTTGGCGAACTTCATAAACTTCTTGAAGAATCCTTCGGCTTCCTTTGCGTCTTTGCCTGCGCCACCGCCACCGCCAACTTCGTTGCTTAATGCGTTGCCACCAAGGGCAGCCGTGTTTTCACCGAGGGCAACCGTGTTCGCTTCTACAGCAACAACTTGTGCGTCTTTTTCAGCAGCCCCACCAAGGCCGAGAATTTGCCTCAGGCCCTTACCAAAGCCACCTCCCTTCAAGTCCTTGAAGCCCGTCTGGGCCAACTTGATGCTGTCCCGCATCTTGTCAATAGTGCCGATGATGAGTTTCAACGGAGCGAGGAACATCCCTCTGGTGAACCAGACTGCGACCAAGCCAAGGATGATGTCCTTCAGAACGCCAGTGTGGTGCGACAGTTGCTTGATGATGGGAAGCCCGTCTGCCCACTTTAGGATTTTTTCGACAACTTTTGCTACGGCAGGGACAACCTTGATGCACCACGCAAGAAAATCAGCACCCCACTGCATAAATTGAATGAGGATGGGGAAGAACTGGACAAACAGGGGGAACAACGCTTCCACCAGTGTGATGGCGAACTGGATGAGTTGGGGAAGAATCGGCAGCAGTGTGGCGAACACGTTGGCAAGATTTTTGAACAACTTGTCCAATTGACCGTTTTTGGACATTTTGTCAAATGTTTTTTGCAAATTGGTGAATAACGGAAGAAGCAATTTGAGAAGTTTCAAAGACAACTTGTCAAACAACTTTCCTATGATGGTCAAGAAGTCTTTTAGAGCAGCAGAATTTGCAAAAGCGTTTGCCATTTTACCAAATGCGTCAATAATTGGTTGAAGAACCATCATAAGGTCTGGCAATATTCTTGTGGTAATGGTGTTCAAGATTGGTTCAACAATCGTAAAAACATCACCGATTGCAGTTCCAATAGCCATCATTGTTGGCTTAATAACGTTTGCCAATTGCTGCATCATCGGAGCAATTGAACCAACCAAATTAGCAATTACATCAGAAAATGCGTTAATTAACGGGAGAAAAACCTCACCAAGTTCGATGGTGAGGTTTTGGAAGTCGTTCTGCAACTTCTCCATCGGGTTGGCCACTGCCTGAGCAGCACCACCGAGTTCTGAGTTCACCAATTGCAAAGTGGCGTATCGGGCAGCGACCTTGCCCTGTGAAGCCTCAATCTGCTTAATGGAGTTGATTTGGTCGGTACTCAACTGCAACGAAGAACGGCGAAGTGCTGTCACACGCTTTGCCGGGTCTTCCAATACTCGGTTCAGCAGACGAGACGCGGCGTAGACGTTGCCACCCATCGTTCCTGCCAAGTTTGCAGCAGCGTTCATTGCGTTTTCCAACTGAACGTTCATACCGGTCAGTGGCCCAGAAGTAATCTTCTGACCGGTGGCAAACATATTGGCCAGTTCCTTGTTGGTAAGGAACATCGTCTGGGCCTGCGTTATCTGGGTGACGCTCATACCGGTTGAAGTTGACTGAATCATCGCAGCATTGGCAAGAATCTTGGAGTAATTACCCTCGATTCCCTTAGTGATGCCGAACTGCTTCACCAGTTCTGGGGACAACTGGTTCTTCAGAATCGTTGCCTGAAGATTTTGTTGACCGGTCAGTTTGGAAGCGGCTTCTGCTGATTTGTCAACCATCGCAGCGACACCGAAGAAGCCAACTGCCTTGGAAAGGAACCCACCTACGTCGGCAAAAGCACCTTTGATGCCGTCTGCTGCGGCCTTTGCTGATTCAACGCTGTCACCGACAACGCTCTTGAATTGCTTGTTGTCACCAAGGATAGCGATACGGATGGCATTGGCGATTAGGTTGTCGCCACCGGTGTCCATCGTCATTTCACTACCCCCTTTCCGCTAGTAGCCCTTTGTGGCCTGTTCGTGTTCGTAGTTCCTCAGTCGCCACAATGCGTGCCACTCAGTCACTTCGTAAGCGGAAATTGGTTTGTGTGACGGTGACCCGTCAAGAAGTTCCTCTACGGTTCGGCCTAACTTTTCAGCCAACTCAAAGAGAAATCTCCTTTCCGGGTCATCTACAAGCCTTTTCCCGCCCTCTCAATTGCATCCTCGTCCATACCGGACAAGCGCATTGCAACCGTGGCGATGAGTTCGATGGCCGAGGCAGCCTTGGACATCAGCATCTCGCGGTCGGCTGGCGTGAACACACGCTCGCCCGTCTCTGGGTCGAAAGTACAGTGAATCACCAAGTCGGGCAGGACTTCTTCCAAGTCGAAGTTGCCGTTGGCCTGAACCGAGCGACCAATCATCCGGGCGCGGTCCTTGGCCGTCATTGACTTGACCAGCACGGTGACATTCCACTGCGCGATTTCCAAAAGTTCGCTTTCGATATCGTCTACGGCAAAAATTTGCTGTGCGAGATTTGACATTCCTGCTCCTTACTAGGGTTACCTAGAGGATAGTCCGATACACGGGGCCTGTCACTTGGATTTCACCGTCGAACGTCACAACGCCGTTGACCGATGACTTCAGGTCGTACTTGGTGAAAACGCCTTGGCCGAAGTACTTGATGGATGGCACACCAGCCGAACCAAGAACGAACTGGCCGGGGTCAGACGGGCCGTACACGAACTGAACGAAGTTTCCAGCAATGTTCTGCCAGTTCTCCATACAGTAAACGATGTAGTCAATTCCACCAGCAACGCCATCGGCAGCCGAGGTTGCACCAGCAGCAGTCTGGTCGTACATACCAGCAAACGTAAGCGAGTAGCCCTTCAGACCCTGAATGTAGGTCTTCACACCGGCTTGGCTGAACGTCGTGGTTTCGCTTGCGTCAATGGCAACCGGAAGTCCAGCGTCGTTGATAAATGGCGAGATGTTCACCATCGGCAGAAGCGGAACGCCAGCCGTACCAACGGCAGGCAGGACACCGGTTCCACCAATTGCCGATTCAGCCAGCGTGACGCTCGTGCTGCTGCTCGTGATTTGGGTGGTCGTGTAGCCGGGGATTCCACCAGCGAACACACCATAGGCGGCCGTCGAACCAGCGAGCATTGACGGGCTGCCGTAAGCACCGGCACCACCAGCGAGCAGGGTGCCAGCAGGCACTAAAACGCTGGAGAGCGACGAGGAACTGGTCAGGGTGCAGGTTGCGTAGGTGGAACCGGACAACTCGTATCCGAGAGCCAGAAACGCGTTCTTACCGTGATTGAAAATGGGCATTGCTATCTCCTTCTAGAAGCGGGCGAACCCGTAGTAGATGTTGGCTGTCACTCCGCTTCCGACGGAGTAGTACAGGCGGGTGTACTGCGGGATGGTTCCAACGAGGTTGATGGCGACTGCACCAATCCCGTAAGAGGTTGAAGCGTCAACAGTCAGCGTTTCCACCGTTGTCCACACTGAGCCGGTTGGCGAGGTTTGGAATTCCAGCAACGAAGAACCGGAGTTGCCGTTGGCCGACGAAACGCCCATAATCAACAGCCCACCCTTTGAGGTGGAAAAGTTGTTGTTGACCGTGGCTGCTGCGGTGAGGCTGGTGGTTCCCGAAGTGATGTACTGGCCGTATCCACGCCACACGCCACCATCGGCCTGAAGTTCCATATCAGCACTAACAACACCGGCAACTGGCGACTTCAAGTCGTACTTGGTTTGGACACCGTTGGCCATATAGCAAACTGCCGGGGTAGCGTTGTTTCCACCATCAAGGAAGATAAGAACGGACTTGTTGGCTGCGTGGTTGGCAGTCCTGTACATAATTGGGTCAATACCGGCTGGTGTTCCGTCATAGAAGCCGGACAGACTGACGGTGCCTTCCTTCAACCCTTGAATGTAGGACTTACTGCCACCGGTTTGGAACGTGGTGGTTTCAGTAGCGTCAATCATCTGGCTGATGCTGGCATCGTTCAGAAATTGGGAGAGGTCGTAGCCAATTCCGGTCACTCCAGCCGAAACTTGGGGCAGAAGCACAGTGAAAACCTGTGGGGCCGTTGCGCTGTAGACACCCGAACTCGGCGTGGCGTTAAGCATTACGGAGTTGGAACCGATTGAGGTGATGACTGCCGACCACGACAGGTCTGAGGGAGACGTGATGACCATTCCAACCGTCAAGCCGAACGAGGTGACTACGCCAGTCAAGTAATAACTGCTGTTGGTGGCCGTGCCAGTGAACGTGCCTGCCGTCGAATTTGGAACCGTGAGGATGGTGCGAGTATTCTTACCGTGCTGGAAAATCGGCATTAGTTGGCCTCGGTAGTCGCAGGGGCAGGCTCGCTAGCATCCACGTCTGGCTCAGGTGCTGATTCGACAGGAACGATGTAGCCACCTTCAAGAAGCCACGAAATGTCCTCGCCGGGGATATCCGTCACCACGTCACTGGGCATAGCCCGCTTACCGTTGTAGGTAAGGGGCGACTTGTCGGTGACTTGGTAGGACTTCGGTGCAGCCTTAGCCATCTGGCCCTTCCGGTGAGCGAGGGTACTTACCCCGCAAGATTACCACCGAAAGTCCGAAATGGATTTGACTACAACACCGTACTACGCCTTGGCAGGCCTGCGATTCCCGACCTTTGGCTTGCTGACCCGGTTCGGTAAGAACGTTCGGAACGAGCCGTGACCATTGGGGCCACCGTGGACAGTCACCTCAGTGACTTCGCCATCTTTGACCTTGGCCCATTGGAAACGCCAATCACCACGCTCGCCCTTGACGAGTACGAGGTCACCCTTGACGAGGCCATCCCATTCCTCAACGTTCTCCCATTCGTAGGTGAGAGCGAGGTCTGCCACGCCTTGCGTTTTCCGCGCTGCCATTTTGTCTCCTGTGTATTTCCCTAGGGGATTCTACACAACCTTGGATTGGCTGCTTAGTAGTCCTCAGGGAGCAAAATGGTGGTGATGCTCCGGTCATACTCGGTGATGACCCACACCTTGATGCCTTCGATTTCGTAGGCCGACAGGATACGGCTTCCGTTCTTCACGGCATCGTCGTTGGAACGCTTGTCCTCGTTGTCAACGATTCCCCAGTCGCCATACTGGTGACGGCCAAGGATTTTGACCATCTCGTAGGAAGCCTCAGGGTTGGCCTCGGTGAGGGTGTTCAGGGCGTTGGTCGTGATGACCACGTTCCCAAGGGGGAACAGAGGGGTGATGGTGTTCATTGCTCTCCTATCGTCTGGGCTTCGGTGGCTCCGTTGCTCAGGTCTTGCTCGTACTTCCTACGCACAATGGGAAGAAGCACTGCTGCAAAGTCCTGAGCGAATCTGTTCATCGCTGCTTGCTGTTCTTCTGTGAGGTTGCTCATACCCTAAGTTTACATTAGGGTTAGAACAAAGTCAAGTCAGGATTTTAGATTTCTTGCTGATGCCCGCAGGGGCAGACGAGGAACGAGCCGTTGACCGTAGGAACCTTCACGGCATCGGTGTGTTGGCATCCCTCAGGCTGCTGTTCCGGCTCCGTCTCTGGCTCAGGCTCAGGGGCAGAACCACCCAACATCTGTTCGACGGCTTCCAAAGCACGGATGGCTGCGAGGTTGGCTGCCTTGGCAGCCTCAATGGATTTCAGTACAAGGTTGAGTTCGCTCACGACGAGGGCGTAGCGACCATCGCTGTGAAGTTGATGGTGAACTTAGGTCGGTCAGTATCGTCGTAGCCGATGTAGTTCGGCATCCCCATAGGAGCGATACGGAGAATGTTGGTGCCGTCAATGGTGACGTTTGTGACCACTGAGGACAAAATTGTCCAAAGGATGTAGGCCAACTGGTAGGCATCCGGGTAGTCCTCTCGCTCACCACGAACGAGCAACTGGAGTTTTGGATTCTCAATGACCGCCGGTGCTGAACCCATCGTCATCGTCGGAGTTCCACCACCGTATTGTTGGATGAGGACGGCAGCGTTCGGGGCTTCTGCCGGGAAGCGACCAAGGAACAGGTTCCCACCGAGGGTCAACTGCTGATTGCTAGGGAGACTGGCTGTCTGGTCTTGGAGATACTGGCCCATCGAATCAAGGAGTGCCATTATTCTTTCAACGCCTTTCGGATTCTACGCTTTACGTCTTCTACGAGGTCGGGGAAATTGTCGGTAAACGGTTGTTCAAGGTACTTCGCCTGCGTTGGATACTCGTGGTAAGCATCCAAATCTTCGTGGACAATCACTGCGTAATCCACCAAATTGTCGCCGTAGGTGATTGACCCACCAACCGTGTTTTCGTCACGGAACACGGCATCGTCAACTTGGCCACTCATCATCAAATCACCAGTGTCCACTGGGACTAACTCTTGGCTCAGTTTAAAAACAAAGTGCAGATATTCGTTATAGGCATCAACCATTTCCTCCAAAACACGCTTTGGAGCGTTCATCATATTGAACAGGTGGAGCGAGACTTCGGCAGTAAGTTCTTCGGCCATTTCACTGCCCCCTATTCAAAGTGCAAAACGGTGTTGTACCCCGTCAGGCCAGTCTCATCGAAGTTGTTCTCTACATACATCACCACTGGGTACTCCAAGGATTCCTGCGTCTGGTTTGGGACAACGACCAGACACTCAGTAGTGAGGTTGGGGTAGAAACCGTTGAGGTAGGCACGGCCAGAACTCATCCGGTCACGGCCATTTTCAGTGGCCAGCACCTTCATTTTGTACTCCAAGCGACACTTGTAGGTCACTGGTGGGCCGTATTCCACCGTCGAACCACTTTGCCCACTGCTGTTGACGTAGTGTCTCCCGTAGCCATCCAAAACCGGTGGGCCACCACCGGGGCTTTTTGCTGCAATCGGGTTTTGGACGATAATGGTCTGGGTCATTATCGCCAGAAGTTCTGGGTCAATACTCACGGTACATCGTTGCCGTTGTATTCATCGCCGTTGGCATCGGAGTTGTTTTCACCACCACCGGGGTTGTAGCCCATCCCGTAGGAAGTCGTTGTGCCGAGTTCTGAGTTCGTCGGCCAAGTGTTTTCAGTGAGGATGTACGGGTCAAGGCCACCAACTTTGAGTTCTGCCCAGAGTGCGTGGGGGTCAACGTTGGCAATCGGGGGATTGACACGACGGCTGCGAATCAGCAAGTCCTTGGCCAGACGCTCAAAACGCTGCGCTCGGTCACCGTAGCCTTGGCTCAGGGAGAGGCCACCGACGCTCTTGGAGACGTTGGTTGCCTGCTGGGTGAACTTGGCAGCCAAGTTGTAGCAACTGTTCGATGCAGCACGGTAGACATCCATATTCACCTCAGAGAGGTTGAAGTAGATTTCCTCGTCTTGGAGAAGCGGGTCACCTTCGTTGGTGTCTCCGATGAGGAAGCGCACGGCATCCTTGACGGAACTGGTTGGGTCTTGCGTGTATGTCCACGTCATCTTTTCACCTACGACATCACTGGTTGGTCAATACGGATAGAACCGGTCAACACACGCTGCTGCGCCGTTGGGCCGTAGGTTGCTGTCACTTGCAAGTACCACACACCGGGGGTCAACTTGTTGAGGTCACCGGGGTTCCAATTGACAATGAGATTTGGGGCGACGGCAAAGCCTTGAATCCCACTGGTCTTGGTCAAAACGGCTGGACTGGGGAAACGTCCAATCTTCAATTGGAACGACCAGTTCGGGCTGCTGAAATCTATAACGTTCCCCACGGCATCTTCCCAAGTAAATTCCAGTTCTGGGAGACTGGCTGCTGGAGTTGGGTAGTTAATCGTCATTTTTATGGGCCGTCCTTGTAAGAGCCTACTCCACCGTCTTCAAAAAGAATTCCGGTAGATGGGTCAATATATGTGGGTTGTGCGCTGTCAACGACTGTCGCTTGGGACATTTCACCATACACCCCAGCAGCCGTTTTTTCGATATACGTTTCGGGCAGGGGGTTGGTGATGATGTGAGCAAAACTGAAGCACGAAGCGACCTGAACGAGGATTCCAGCACCGTCAACAATTGCTTGCAACGAACGGCTACTAGATACGGCTTGCACCAGAGATGCTGCTGAATTGGTCAGGTAGGAAGTCTTCTTGGCTTCGGTCTTGGCCTCTACGAGTTCTGCTGCTCCAGTTTCCCTGTGAATCGTAGAGCGAACGCCTGCTTCGGCCTGTACGAAGGCCGTTTCACCAACTTCGGTTCGGGTACGCCCGGTTGTTGCAGCCGCAACGAACGTTTGGAACGCAGAAGAAAGTCGGCCAAATCCGTGGCTCTTGGTATTGGTTTGCTGCGAGGATTCCACCACTGCCGAAATGGGCCGACGAACGTTTTGGCCCGTGGCTGCACTGACCAGCACTTCGGCAACTGCTGAAAGGCGTGGCAAGTTTTGCTTCTTGACGGCAGAACTACTTTGGAACAGGGCCGACGAAGAAAGGGCATTGCGGATTTTTCCACCAGTTGCCTCGGCTGCAAACGTTTCAGATGTCGAACCAGTACGGGGAACAGTCCGGGAATCTACGCCATCAGTGGTGAACGTCTCCGTTGTCGTGCCGTTATTGACGAACGCAGCGATTCGCTGGCTTGTCTGGGATTCCACCAGAGATGCGTCGCTTACTTTTCCACGAATCGCACCATCGGCTGCTGGAACGGTCTGTTTTGGAAGGAAGCCAGCCATCCAGTACCCAAGGTAGCCAGCCCCAAGTGCGCCAAGGCCAAGGATGCTGTTCTTCTTGTGTTGCTCACGGGTATTGCGAAGTTCGACGTGGCTGACAAGGTTCCGGGCGTACTGCTTGTTGTTGGTGCTGGATTCAATAACACTCGCTTTTGAAACGACGTTCCTGCCGTAGACCTTTGGAGCAGCAGTGGTTTCCACCTCAGACACTGCGCTAACAGGGTTCCGTGTGCGGATGTCAACTGCTTGCGAGTTTTGGATTTCACTGGCCAAACTATTTTTTGTCCGGCTGGTCGCGTCTTCGGCAATGGCCGTTCCGTCTTGTTCCACAATGCTGGAAGCAGACTTTCGTGCAGATTTGTTGCCGTCGGTGGCTGTTGCTGTTTCCGCAACAGATGAGACAGTTTTGGAAGTGTGCGATGTCGTTCCCTCATCGGTTTCCACCAAAGCGTTGGAACTTGAACGAGCGTGGATGACCGAAGTTTCGCCCGTGCTGTTTTCCAAAGCAGGAACTTCAGAAACTTTGTTGTACTTGTGGCTGTCAACGGCTTTGGCTATTTCGATTTCACTGGAGACGGCGACTTCCCCGATGGTGCGCCCACTGAAGAAGAACTCGGCACCACCAAGGAAAGTCTGTCCAATTTGCTCGTTAGCAAGAGGCATCTAAACCCTTAGGTCGCAATAACAACGATGTAGCCTGCGCCACCATTTCCACCAACGCCAGTTGTCGTGTTGGCAGCAGCACCGCCTCCACCTCCACCTCCACCGTAAACTCCGTTGGCTCCTGCTGGAGTTGGAGTGTTGTTGCCGTTTCCACCACCGGCACCCGGCGAAGCGTATCCAAAGGTGCTTCCACTCGTGGCTGCCGAACCAGAAACAACACCACCAGCACCAACGGTGGACATACCGGGCGAGATGTCTGGCTTTCCACCAGCCCCACCGTTGGAGTTGCCAGTGTTGAAACTGCATCCTCCACCGCCTCCACCGCCTCCAGTGAAGCCACCAAGGGTTCCCTGCTGAGCGTTGGTTCCAGCAACACCAGCAGTTCCTCCAGTTCCCCCATAGCCCCCAACGCCACCGTAGAGAACGTTTCCCGAAGTCTGAGCGTTGTAGACCACACCTTGGAAGTTGTAGACGAATGATGAAGTATTGAACTTTCCACCAGTCGAACCACCCACTCCACCACTGGCGTAGCAGTAGGAGTTGGTCGCAGCGTTTGTTGAGCCGAAATAGGTGGTGGCTCCCGTTCCCCCAGCAGCACCAGAAGTTGTCGTTGATGAGGCACAAGTCCCTCCAGAGCCACCACCCCCAATGCCGTAAGGAATACCCGAAGAGATAAGGGACGCGGTGACAGGAATGTCAATAATTGTGGCATTTCCACCATTCCCGCCAACGCCCCCACTGGCGTAGCCGGTTGTCCCTGCAAAGTATCCACCACCTGCACCCCCACCTCCACCACCAACGCAGATGACGTGAAGGTTGGTAGCCCAAGAAGGCACCGTGTAGGTTCCTGTCGTGCCAGCAGTTCCCGTTCCTCCCGTGGTGGAAAGGACCGTGACACTTGACTGCGCTGACCACGATGCAGCGTTTGTTGCTGAAGCCGTCAGAACTTGACCAGCAGAAGGCGTTCCGCTGATTGCTACACCCTGAACCTTGTTGACCGTGGCTGCTCCTGTATTGCCAACCGTCACATCGCCAGAGAGCGTTTGCGGGTTGGAACCAGTGAGCCAGACTGCCCCAGTTGAACCGCTGATGCCTTGATACGAAACCGCCCCTCCTGCTGGAAGGGGGAAGGGTTGCACGGTTGCAGTGCCAGCGAAAGTGACTGCACCGGGTTGAGCCGTATTTGCGATGGTGAAAGTGTTGGTTGCACCTGTAGAGGCAATCGTGAACGAACCGTTGTAGGCAGTGGAGCCACCGGCAGAAAGGCCACCAAGGTAAACTGTCTGCCCGGTCAAGAAGTTGTGGGTTGTTCCAGTTGTGACTGTCCAAATGGTTCCGTTGGTGGAAATGCCGCCCACTCCAACGACATAGCCCGCATAGGTCGTGCCGTAAGCATTGAGGATGCTTGGTGAACCCGTCACCTGTCCATTTGGCAAGAGGTAAACCGTCTGGGTAGAGCCATTGACGAGGATTTGCGGAACGAAGTTGTTTGTTGAAGCAGAGTTGAGGGTCAGTGCCGTTGATGCGGTTCCGTTATAGACCGACTTGTAGCCAAGGTTGAGAAGTGTATTCGCAGCAGTGATGTATTGAGTTACGTTCAGATAGGAAGTAGCAATCCAGTTTCCTGACGAAATAGATGGCTGCACGAAGTAGTTGGTTCCGTCTGTCCAAACCAGTGCTGGAATACCTGACGATAGGTAATACGACGATGACGAACCGTTGAGCGTCGCTGGCGAACTTGGTGTAATCGTGAGCGAGCCTGAGCCGTAATAGGTGGCAAGCCAAGGGGCTGAAGGAGCCGTTGCCGGAAGGGTCACAACGACTGCGTTGCTGAAACGAACGAACTGTCCGTTATCAGATGACGAGGCAGTCCAAGTCGTTGCGCCTGTTGCGTTTAGAACACCTGCGACGAGACTTGCAGGACTTGATGTTGCACCTGTGACCCGACCCTTTGCGTCTAGTGAAATAATGGCGTGGGAGATAGTCGAACCCGATGAGCCGTAGGTTCCTGCGCCGGGGCCGGTTGTGGCAAGGGTGGCAGTTCCAGCAGCCGAAACCGTTACGTCGCCAGAAAGGGAAGTGGCTGCCCAAGTTGTGCCACTGAAGATGTGAACTTGACCAGCCGTTGTTCCGGTGGTGAAGGCTTGTCCTTGCCACGAACCGACACGGGGAGTTCCTGCCGTCGAACCCGTTGCGTTGAGGTCGCCGCCGAGCGTGATTACACCACTTGCACCCGTCGTAGCATTGGAAATGGAAAGCGTCGTGCCAGAGAGGGAGAGTGGAGCGTTTGCTGTTCCAACCGAACCACTTGCACCCGTCGCACCCGTTGCTCCTGTAGCACCAGTTGCCCCGGTTGCCCCGGTAGCCCCAGTTGCTCCAGTTGCTCCAGATGCACCTGTCGCACCGGTGTTGCCAACGTTTCCAGCAACGGCAATAGACCACGATGACGGGCTGCCCGAACCAGCGAACGTATCTACGTTGATGGTGATTGACGTATTGGCCGTCAACGCCGTGATGGTGCCTTCGACGTATTGGCTCGTGTTCGCCGTAGAGATGGCACGAGCGCGCTGTCCAATTTGGAACGCCCCGGTTGAGGTGATACCGGAGAAGACTGCGCTTCCCGTGCCGAGGTTGACCGTAGAGGTTGAAGTGACACCTGAGTAGCCAGCACCAGTCGGGCCGGTGGCTCCAGTGGCTCCAGTGGCACCTGTGGCCCCTGTAGGGCCAATCTGGGTGTACATCACTTGCTGTACGGTCAAGATGATGGAAGGCGTAGCAGGGTAATTGCTACCCGCAGATTGAGCCAGTAACGTCACACTCGTGGAATTAGATTCCCACATAAGTTGCAAGTAATCGTTGGCTGCGACGGTAAGCACAAAGTTCCACGAGGCAACTTTGTCGCTGTTCTGCTTGTCCATCGTGACCGTGGTGTTGGTCTCTGTGAGGTCGCTGCCGTTCTTGCGGAGCCAAATCTGCACTTGGTCAATGCTGTTATCGGTCTGCGTGAGTTGCGCCGAGAACTGCACGTTGTAGGTTCCGGCGTTGGCAAACAAAATCTGGCTGCTGCTGGTGATGGAGACACCGTTGTTCTCCGCCGTGGTGTTGAAGGTCATTGCCGTAGGCGTGTTGGCAGAACCTACTGACTGCGTGGTGGTGTCGTAAAATGAACCGTAGTAGCCTAGTGTGCCACCAGCACCGGTAGGGCCAGTAGGCCCTGTCGGGCCGACACCACCGGATTGCACCCAAGTGATGGGGTCGGTTCCAATAATGGTGATTCCACCAGCACCGGAGCCAGTGGCGTTCATTACAAACGTTCGGCCTGCGTAGGAACTTCCTTGAATCGTAAGAACGTAGTCACCGGGAGCAACCTCGCCAGCAATGCTGTCGTTGTAGTCAGTTGCACGGGTGAGGACGTAGGGAGTGGTGGTATTTCCAACGGTAGTGAGCGTGTAAATGCCGTTGTACTTAGATTGCGTGCTGGTGTTTCCAGCAATCAACACACGGGAGTTAGCGTAGGAACCAGTCAGACCCATCCCGTCAATCGTCAGCGTTCCCGTGCTGTTTCCCGTGATTCTTGCACCGATACCCAAACCACCACTGGCATCGGTAGTACCGGCTGTGTACGAAGCATTGGTGCCGACAAGGACTGCTGCCCCGGTACCAAAGTCAGCCACAATCACTGATGAGTGGGCATTGGTGTTCGTTGTTGACCAGAACGGCCCAGTCGTGCCTGCAACCAAAACCTGCCCGGCAGAACCAATTGGAAGCCTGCTGAACGCCTGAGCCGTTGAACCGTAGAGGATGTCTCCGACTGCCTGAACTTGGCCAACGGTCTGGCTTACCGTGTAGTTGCCTTCTGAAATGTCAGAGGCTGTCAGAACAGGGATGACGGCAGCCGTAGCAAGGTGGCTTACTGCTGATGTCCCGTCTTGACCACGGACAACCCCAGTGAGCGTGATGGGAGAAGTAGTCCACGAAATCGTCTGCGCTGGAACCCAGACCTTTTCTTCAGAGGCCGAGTTGTAGTCAATGGACAGGAAAAAACCAGCGTTGGCCGTCGCTCCACTTGGTGAAGTGGCGATGCCGAGGCCAGTCCACGATGAGTACTGCGTCCCGGAAAACGTCAGTGAAATCGTTGACGTAGAACTGTTGATGCTCCCCGTCAGCGTGGCAGCGTATGCTCCACCGACGTATGAGTTCTGTGTATAAGGGGTGCGAGCCATCGTCTATCCCCTAGGGGATTTCACCTCCCTAGTTGCTCATCAACCAAGTAGGCGTGACCGTCAGTGAATCGTTGGGGTTGAGAATAGGCGTTGAGGTGTCGGCAAAGTTTGCAATGTAGACAATCTTGCCCGACGTACCGCTTGCAACGTTGGTGATGAAGTAGCCACACACGGCAGGCCAAACGCCTTGGGCCGTGAACGTGACGGCTGGGGCAGTTGACTTCTGACCGTTTACAGCATCTCCAGCAGTCCACGCTGCGCCAGAGTTGCAGGTCGCAGAGAGCGCAGCCGAGAGAACCACAATGGAACTACCCGTTGGGATGTTGGTGATAACTCGTGTCTCCTGCGCCGACAAGGAATCGGTGACCGTGATGTTCATACCAACGGCAAGACCGGCAGTTGCACTAACCGTGAGCGTCCAAGTAGCGGTTGCTGAAAGTGCCGTCAAGGTACCACTCGTCGCACCAGTCGCAGCAGCAGTCGAACTCAGGCTGTACGTCGCACTCACTCGTGCGTACCCGGCAGCAGTCGAATTAGCAGTTCCCAGTTCACGGAAAGTGACACCAGTACCGGTTCCACCACCGTTCGTCGTGTAGGTTCCCGTGTAGCCCGTGGCTGAATCAACGACAGCGAGAGTGGCTGCACCGTAAGGAACCTGCGTTCCAAGGCCACTGGATGAGGTGAAAAGACCGATGTAGTAAGGGTTGAGGCCCGTTGTCTGCGGGGTAGTCACACCACCGGAGTAGATGGCCAACTGGCTAAAAATAAGGTCAAGACCTTCGTTTGGAAATGCCTGAGCAGCAAGAGCCATTTGGTGAAACTCCTATGGGTAAGCGTAGTTGCCCCCCATTTTGCCACACAATTTCAGATTTGGTGTTTGTTGTCCTGTTCCTCGTCGTAGAGAACCTTGGCGATGACAATGTGATTGGCAAGGTCAAGGAACGAGTTTTCAGCACTCTCGTGGTTCAGACGCTTGCCCGATGCTGCGTTAGCGATGCGCTGCACCTTTTCCAAACCTCGGATGAAGCAGGACTTCCACGCTGAAACGCCGATTTGCTCGGCAGCCCGGTAGTTGGCATAGGGGTCACGGTTCGTGCCGTAGTCGTTGCTCTTAGAGATATGCAATTTCAGCATCTCGGACAGGACTGCACGGAAGCGTGGGTCGCCACCTTCGGGGAACTCTGGCTCAACCGGTGATGAAGCGAATTGGTACCCGGAGCCAGCCCTTCGACGGCCACCACCAGCCGTGACGAGACGCTTGGTCATCGTTGACTTCAAGGGTGCCTGAATAGCACTGCCAGCCGTGTTCGTACCTTTCCAGTTCAGGATGTTCTCGTTCTCCTGTGCGAGGAATTGGTTGATTTCCTCCATCGAACGGCGTGGGTGTGGTGAAACACGGTTGATGTCAGTCATTGTTCTCCCTTTCGGCAATGTAGTGCTGGATGTCCTTCAGTGCTGCGTGAATCTCGTGCGTCAAGTGAGTATTGGAAGCCAAGTCCTTTTTGACCGCAGCAATGATTTCACTACTTGCTTTAGAGATTGTCAAGTGGGATAGGGCCTGCTCTGCTGCGATGGCATCGGCTCGCTTGGCGGCAATCAGCAAGATGGCCCCCTGAAGACCGGCGAGCATTGACAAGAACAGATTTAGCAAGATGTACGGGTACGGGTCAAAGCCATTGTTGTTCAAGGCAAAACTATTCAGGACTGCCCAACTCGCCATAAACACGACGAACCAACCAACGAACGCCCACGAACCCATTTTGTTTCGCACAGCGTCGGCTGCTTTTTCACCACGAGTGAGTTCTGCTCCTGTACGAACGCCGGGGAGTGGTGTCCAAGGATTGCGTGGGTCGTACCAATCTTCCCAATTGTCTTCTTCGGTACCGTCAATCCACGGTGGGGGTACGCCGATTCCCATTACGACAACATTTCTGCCCGTGTGGTGATTTTCACGCCGACCAGTTCTTCCAAAACGTGGGGGCGGTGCTTGTGGTAGGCGTAAACCGGCTTGCCAGTGTTCACGGCAACCAGTACTTCTGCCTTTGCGCCTTCAGACTTCGCCCAACCCGGCAGCACGATTACACCATCGCAACGCTGCACCATATCGAAGCAGTGCCACATTTGGTCGTAGTAGTTAGAATCGTCGGCTTGGATATCAGCACCCAATCGCTCTTTGGCAGCCTCTACGGGGCAAAGAGCGTCGAATCCGAGGCTTCTGAGGTGTTCCCGCGCTTCTTCAAAGGCAGGGAAGTTGGAGTGGGGCAGACCCCGCATCGGGCCGCACAAGTAATACGCCATCAGATAATCAGTAAATCTCCCCAGCCACGAGAGCCGTAGTCAAGTCCGATACCAACCGTCAACATTCCAGCAGGGGAGTTTGCACCCGTCTGGCTTGTAAACCACTTAGAACCACCATCCATCGCTGGGCATTGGAACACTTGGCGACCAGTGCCTTCAGATGCGACGAAGTGGTGATAATGGCCAGAGATGAGGATTGCGCTGTCCGCAGCCGGAGTGCGACCCATTACTTGGCCTTTCCACCACGCCTCAATCTTGGCAACCGTGCCTCCACCGTTGCCCTTTCCAAATTGGTGGCCGTGAGCGAACGTCACTGGCACACCACAGATGTCCAAGGTGATAGTCAAGTCTTCCTGAACGAGGCCGTCGAACTGGGGCATCGAAACATTGACGTAGCGTTCTGGGTTCTTCAGATAACAACGGTACGTTGAGGTGAAAACATCCAAATCGTCGTTGTCCAACCAGTCCGTGAACGCCTTGCCGTTCTTGCGGTTTTCACCGTGATTGCCCGGAACGGCAGTGAGGATGATTTGGATATCGGGGAAATTGTCTACCAACAATTCCACCATCCGGTCAATGAGGTAGACCACCAAGTCCTTCTGTTGGCGACGAGTGAGGACGGTTTGGAAAGTCTGCATATCGTAGTGACCGTCGCACTGCTCCACGAGGTCGCCCATTCCAGCAATGTAGATATGGCTAGGCGCACGACCAGCCTTACGCATTTCCTTGACCCGTTCCACCACACGGTCTTGGGCGAGGCAGATGCGCTCGGTCATTGCATCTGGGCCACCCCCTTCCCCTTTTCCTGTCTGCCAATCGGAAAAAGTGACTACCAATGCACGGTTGCTGTTTACACTTGGGGCGGACTTCAGTGGCTTGCGCTTCAGAATCTTCTCGCACAACGTGTCCACGTTGATGGAGCGTTCACCACCTTGGCGACGGCGAATCTGCGCTCGGTAGTACTTCATTCGATGCACGGTTGGGTGACCGTCTGCATCTCGGCCCATATTGGCATCCCAGCCACGGATATTGACGGAGCCGTCTACGACTTCCGTAGTGTCTGGTGAAAGCCCCCAGTCCTGCATAAGGACTTCCCAAAACGCCGGGTCTGGCTCATTGGGGAGAAGCGGTGAGGTGATGTAGCCCTCGTTGCCATTCCATTGGAACGATGGCTCAGTTCCTTTTGGAATGGTGTTGACGTGACGCTGTGGCAATGACGATGCTGCGTCACTTAGCGACACGATACGCCCCCTTGTGGGTGGATTCAGCAGGGCATTGACACTGGCCGTCAAGGTGACGCTTCAGGGTCTTCTCGTTGAGTTTCTTGCCGTCGGCAGTGACCACTCTGGCAATCCAGCCAGCAGGCTTTTGGAGTTCAATCCACGATTTCAGCGTGGCAGTGTCATCCTTGTCTAACGACTTCAGGAAGTCTGCGAAGCGACAGGTGGATGATTGCTCAATACGCTTTTCAGCATCTCGCAGCGACATACGGAAATCGTATCACCAGTATTGCCGTAAACTGTGGCTACTCGGTGGCTGGCTTCTTGACTGCCTTTTTCACCGTCTTCGCTGCTGGCTTTTTGGCCGGAGCCTTGGTCACAACAGGCTCGTCTACAGCCTCAGGCTCAACAACGGTTTCCACCTCAGGCTCGGCTTCCACGGGGGGCCAAACCCACCCGGCAGCAGCCAGTTCCTCGTCAAGGTGTTCCAATTCATACGGGGTCAAGGGCCTTGCCCATCCGTACAGTTCGATGTGGTCAAATCCTCGTCGTGTCCACGTTTCAGTGGAGACGAGATTGTTCGGCCCAAACACAGAATCGCCAAAGGCACCGGCTGGGTACACTTTGGCGATTCTGTGTGTGAAGCGTGGTTCGGGGTTCATACCCCTAGCCTACTAGAGGCTAGATGGCCGTGCCACCGATGATGTTGCTGAAGAAGTAGCCGAGGTCGGCTGCGACAACCTTGTTGTCAAAGGCGATTTCACCTTCAACTCGGTCTGCCTTCAGTTCCTCCATACGGAAGCGGCTCACACCAACCGTGGTACCGAGGCCACCCGACACGCCAGTCCACATAAACGTGTAGCCAGCGGAGGGGGTCATCAGACCGGGGTTCGGGGCGGTGTAGGCAAGCAGGGCGTTGTTGCCGACGGTGAACTTGTAGTTGCTGGAAGCAACACCAACACCGAGCAGGTCGCTCGCCGTCTCGTTCGCCGTGTTCACGACAGCCTTGGCGACCAGCACTCGGTCAACTCCAAAGAGTTGGGCGAGCAGGTCTTCGGTGACGATGGCACCGGCCTGAGTGAACTTGTAGCGGTCAACGAGAAGCGGGTGGTTCTTCAGCACTTGGAAGACACGGTAGCCAAGCACGAGGGTGTTCGGCTCGTAGCCCGTGGTCTGCAAGATGGCAGCCTTGGCGAGTTCCACGTCCGCAATCGGGTTGGAGTAGTAGGTTCCACCGTTGGTGTACGACGAGGTACCCGTCGCACCAACGTAGTCATCCCACTGCCACACGGCAGTACCAGCGTTAACAGCCGCGGTAGAACCGGTAGCGGGCTGACCATTGACACCCAAGGCCCAGACACCGGCTTGGAAGTAGTCGCTGGCCCACTGAACCTCACGACGGAGAAGAAGACGCTGGGTGATGAACTGCGTCGCCTCCATATCGGGGTTGAGGGGGTTGTCGGAGTTGGCACGGGTCTGGTCACCAATGTCCTTGTGGAAAGCCCACACGTCGGCCATAAAGGTGTCCGTGGTGAGGCCGTAGCCAGAACCAGCGGAGACGGTGCCATCAGCACGACGCTGAGCCTCGTCACGGAACCAGTCATCCTTCGTGTACTTGAAGTACAGGTTGGACTTCTTGTCCACCGGGATGACAGGGAAAACCTTGTCAGCGATGAAGTTGTCGGTGTTCTGCAAGTACGCGACTGAAATGTTGGTCAGAATCGCGTCAATGTGAACATTTTGAACGTTTGGTTGGGGCATTGTTCAGGTTCCTTTCTAAACCTATGCGTTGCGAGACGGGGCCGAAGCCGTGACAGCCATCGCAATGAGGTCACCCTGAGCACCGCTGGAAAGCGCAGTACCGTAAACCCACGAGGTAGGGCTGGCGTAAGAACCAGTCGTTGGGTAGGTGACAGGGACAACTGCGCCAGAGGTGTCAATCGTCAGAGCCTGACCGACGGTCACAGCAAGACCACAAACAACCTTGGAGATACCCGAAAGGGTGATTTCAGCCTCAGCGAGGGCTTCAAGGTTGCCGTTAGCAGCAGTGCGGTACACCGGCTGGTTCTGAAGAATACCGATGGCCTTGGGGCCGGTTCCACCAGCGTTCACGGCAGTCGTGCCGGGAGCAGTCTGTCCGGCAACAATCGCCGTGGCAACAGGTTGGCTAGCAGGCTGACCCTGAACCGTGAGGGTAATCGAAGCGCTTGCGGTGGTACCGGGAGCAGCCTGCGAGATGGTGAACGAGCCAGCAGCAATGTTGATGCCGACAACCGTTGCACCAGCAAGACCGGCTGGCGCGGTGACGAGCGCACCGGGGACGATTCCAGCAAATGCTGCTGGGGTCGCCGTGGTACCGGTCACCGACACCGAGTTGCTACCAGCGGTCACGTTCGCAGTGATGGTCGCACTGGTCGAACCAAGGGAAACGAAGCGGAACTGCGGGGTGAAGACCGGGGTTCCAGCCGAGTTAACCTGCGTCGAAAGCGACGAATCGGCAACCAGCGAAACCTTGACGGTGTATGGATTTTGTTCCCAAGCCATATTTATCGAGCCTTTTCAGCGAGGTACTGGGTGTAGAGGTCTGGGTTCGACTGGGCAACAGCCAGCAGAGCAGCCTCAAAGGACGGGGCCGTGCCGGAAGCAACAGCAGCCTTCGCGAGGTTCTCCATCTTGGAGTAGGAATCGTCGCTCGCAACAGGAGCGTCGGAACCAACCTCAGTGAAAACCACGTTGGTTTCAAGCAAAGCGTTGGCACTGTCAAGTGCCTTGACAACCTCGTTCGCGAGGGTGCCATCGTTTTCAGCCAAGCGACGAAGCGCAGGGCCGACAATCGTGGGGTCAATGTTCAGGTGCGACCACTGAGCAGCCTTCATCACGGCAGCCTCGTCAGCACGAGCGTCACGCTCGGCCAAAAGAGCCTGCTCTGAGGCAGCAGCCTTGCGGAGTGCAGCCTCGGCGTTAGCCGAAGCGTCATCCAGCATCTTGCGGATAGCCGCAGGCATCGCCTTAATGATGTCAGCCTCGCTCGCAGCCTCAGGGATGATGACAACCTCTGGGGTTGACACCTCTGGGGTGAAAGACATAGTTTCCTCCTTGGAAACGAGGGTGGGGATTACTGCCTTGTTCGCTTCGACTTCCACTTCGTCGTTGGCATCATCTGCCAATTCGATTTCAGTGTCTTCGGGGCGAACTTCGTCAAGAACCGCAGCAACGTCAGAAGGATTGGCAGACTTCATCACTACCCAGCCATCGTGGAGGTGCGCCGGGCGGTCAACGCCCGAAGTCTCCTTGATGTTCAGACGGACTAACTTACGAGCCACGCCATCTCCTAACGATTCATTGCCCATCTAGGGCTTGACTACTGAAATCGTAGAAGACTTTTTGGAAGTGTCAAGCAATAGCGCGATATTGCGCTTGCCGAGGGCCTAGAAGACGGAGTAGTTGTCCTCTTGGCAGCGTTGTTGGAACGAACACCAGTTGCACAGGATGGATGGCTGTGCTGGAAAATTGGAAGTCTCGTAGGCTCGCTCAATGGCTGCCCACACGGAACGCACACGAGTTTCAGCATCCCGGATGTCAATGTCCGTCACGGTCTTTTCGATGGTGACTGCATCCTTGACGTAGATAAGGCTCATCACGCTGGGCCGTTCACCGTAAACCTTTTCGCACAGGTAGGCGTACACCTGACACGCTTCCAATGCCTTGGATTCGTACCGGGGCTTTGGAACCTTGCCGGTCTTGTAGTCACGGATGGCGAGTGTGCCATCTGGGAGCCGGTCTAGCCGGTCAATGATTCCTCGCAGGCCAAAGTCGCCCATATCCAAGTCCAAACGGATTTCGGTGGAAACCACGTCAATCGAACTGGGGTCTTCCATCGTGAAGTAGGTGCGAATCAACTTGGTGATTTCGGCAGCGTACTTCTGCACACGGATTTCATCGAAGCCAAGTTCTTCAATCGCTTCGGGGGTCATATATTCCCGATAGAGCGAACGGAAGTGCTTCATCGCATTGTCCACTGTCCGGTCTTCGGGGGCTTCGTCACGGAACAGGTTTTCCAGCACGGCGTGGAAGATAGTTCCCCGGTATGCGGCCTCACCCTTCTTCTCTGGCAGTCTCTCCACCGAGACGTACTGGTACTGGCGAGGGCAGTTTTTGAATTGGCTTACCCGACTTGGTGATACTCCGTCGGGCTTCTCACCGAGATAAACAGGGGTTGAGGACATACGTTCCACCATAGCAGAACGGTGTGACGTTTACTTGTACCGGCGAGCCTTACGAATCAACTTGTTGACTTCTTCGGCCAAAGCGAACGCAGCGTCAATGTCACGGGTGTAGATGCTGAAATCTTGGAACGGCATACCAATGCCGTTGAACTGCTCACGCTGGATGAGGCGCAGTTCGGTGATTCCATTCCCCGACCAAACGACGTAGCGATACGGCTCGTCTACTGCTTCAAATTCGTTGAACTCGCCCTTCTTCCACACAAGCCGGGACTTGGTGAACGGCCACATCAGGCAGAACCCTCTGCGTACTGCACGAGGTGGGTGAACGGCTCAATGGATTCCAAGCGAGCAGTGAGGTCGGCCACCTGCTTGGTCAGTGCTTCGTTTTCACTGGCCAGCCGCGCAAGGGCATCCTGCTGGGTCAGTGCCTTTTGGACAAGGTTGTGCAAGTCTTCGTCGTTCGGCGTACCAAGGGTCATTTCCTTGGCAATCCTCTCGGCCAATTCGTTCAGTGAACTCATCCTCAACTCCCTACTAGGGTTGCTGCACATAGGTTAGCACAGATATTTAGTTTGCCTACACTTGACCCGTGTAGCGTGGGCAAGTTTCTAAGTCGTTCCAATCCGGGTGGAACTCAACGGCTGTACTCCGATGGCAGTGCAGACATTCCACCAACGCCTCTCCGAGGGCAATGCAATCTTTGTTAGTGATGCGCCAGTCGTGCTGGCAGAACTCCGGGTCAACATCTTGGACAGTGATGACGGTGCGCTTGTACCCGTCACGGCGAATCCGGCCTTCGACTTCCATTCTGACCAGCATCTGCTGAACCGTTGATGTACTCCGAATTCCTGTCGCAGTGCAGATACTTCGGATGGATGGTGAAAACCCCATCTCCCTACAGTGCCAAGCGATGTAACGAAGAATCTCTGCGTCTTTACGACGGGGTGGCGTGTTCGGTTTCGTTCGCATTTCACTACCGTACAGGGTTGAGTGTGTTGTTGCAAACCTCTGCTGAAGTGGATACGATAACGGGGCTTCGGTTGGCAGACAGTCTGCCAAGCCCTAACCCGAAGTACTGCAATGCTGCGTTAACCAACACCAGAAGTACCGACGAGGCGGCCTCTCCAACGGGCCGCTTCGTCATTTCTCTTGACACCCTGTAGTGGGGTTGGTATACTGTGTTTGGAAGCACGTCGGCGTGGCGACGGTAAAAAGGGCATTAAGCCACGAGCGTTGTCAGAAGACAGGTTGCCACTTACGGTTCTTTGGAAGTCACCATCCAAAATTTCCTACCTTGGGTGACAAGGTTGGAAGCCGTATAAAAAAAACCATTGCCTATCGGATGGTGATTTTGGCACTATACAGATAGGTATGGGAGTAGCAGTCCCCTGATTACCAAGGCTTGGCCAGCCAACTGCAATTCAATCCTGAGCGTCTTGCTCTGCCTCGGAGATGAGTGCGTCGGCAAAGGCCGAGATGTTGTCGAAGTCAATGCCTTGATGCGCTGCGAGCCGACCAGTGGCAAGGTGAAAAGCGTAGCGAAGTACGTCTTTCTCCTTTTCGATTTCGGCAATCTTGTTGTCCGTTGTGACGGTGTGCTGAATCAACTTGTCAATGTCTTCGGCGTACTTGTAGAGCAACTGGTGGCAGGTTTCCAAATCCCTTCGGGTGGTTTCCACCAACGCCTTCAGTTCTTTCTTCCTCATCGGTACCTTTCGGGAATAGGCCCCTTGTAGGGCGTTCCATTGAACTCGGTGGTGAACGGGAACCGCTTCGTGCAGTTCTTGCAGTTCACCCACACCTTGCTTCCTACTGCGATGAGTTGCCATTCGTGCGGACAATCCACTATTCCAAACCCCCAAGGAGAATGACGGCAATCCTATCCACAAACTGGAGTGCGTCGGCAATGTTGTCAAAGTCGGGCGTAGTGAAAAATGCGTGGAACGAGCCGTCGGCTTCTTCGTAGACCTTGGCGTAGAAACCGTTCCCATACCAAAGGCTGACTAGCCGTTTTTCACCTTCGCCCAGCACTACTGCTCCCCAAAGAGAATGAAGTCGCTCACTGGGGTGATGTACTCGGTGTCGGTTTCAATCCAAACCCGTGCGCCACATCTGTCCGGGGTGTCGCTCTGCACGAGGCGCATCGGGCCGTTGATGAGGATTTCACTGTAGTGAGCAACCCCTTTGTAGGTGCGAACGATGATGGCTGGTTCGCCCTTCTTGATTTTCTGTTGGTGAATATGAACGATGGCCTTCACGCCTGTAGCCAGTCGCTTGGGCTTCCGAGCCGGACAACGCTGTAGCAAATCTCGTCATTTTCATCCAGCAACGCTTCTTCGGCATCCGTCAGTGGTGGAAAATCGTGGAAAGCGCAGTACTGCTGGGTACAGAAACCCGAAGCAATTCCAAATTCCAGCCATTCGTCAAACGTCATTCGACCACCTCTATCTGGTAGAACATTGGGGCATCATCGTAGATACGGTTTTGTGCGATTTCACTGTACTCAGGGTTGAGTTCCGTACCAACAAAGTTCCTTCCGTGGCGCAGCGCAACGACTGCCACCGTTCCACTTCCAGCAAACGGGTCAAGTACCGTGTCGCCGGGTGCTGAACCAGCAAGGATGCACGGCTCTGCAAGGGCCTCTGGCATCACGGCGAAGTGTGCGCCCTTGAATGGTTTGGTAGAGATTGTCCACACATCTCGGCTGTTGCGCTTGCCATCCAAATCAACAACCGGCTCTTTGATGGCCTCGTGGTCGTAGTAATACCTTGGCGACTTGGTGAGCAGAAACAGATACTCGTGGCTCTTGGTGGGTCGGTCTGTGACGCTTTCAGGCATCGGGTTGGGCTTGTGCCAGATGATGTCGCTGCGGAGATACCAACCGTCTTGCTGAAGTGCGAAAGCCACACGCCACGGAATGCCGAGCAAGTCCTTGGACTTCAGCCCGTAGGTTGCGCCCTTGTTCGCATACTCAGGCTGCCAGCCCTTGCTGCGCTTTTCAGCACTCTGCCCGCCCTTGCCACTACCGGCGTAAGAATCTCCGAGATTGAGCCAGACCGTGCCATCGGCAGTAAGCACCCTACGGATTTCACTGAACACGGCCACGAGATTGGCGACGTACTCATCGGGGGTTTCTTCCAAACCGATTTGAGCGTCAATGCGCTTCGCTCCGCACTTTCGGCAGGTGTTCTTGTACTGGCCGTCTGCCGAGAACTTCCCTCGCTGGCCTTTCTTCGATGGGCCACCGGTTGGGGGAGCGATGTGGTCGCAGTCTGGTGAACCGTCTTCCCACTCGCCCGTGCCATAGTCACGAAGTCCAAAGTAAGGCGGTGAGGTGATGCAGGTTCGGACTGAACCGTCGGGGATTTCGGCCAAGCGTGTACGCACGTCACCCACGAGGATGCGAGCGTGTGGCATTACTTCCCGCCGAAGCGCAGGTTGGCGTGCTTAGGGCAGAAGTGGGCTTCTTCAGTTGGAAGCCAATCCTCAGCATCCGGGGTTCCCGGCTCCGTTGCTCTCGTACACTCCGGCTCGTCGCACAGCCAAAGTGGTGAACGTTCTTCGGTCAGGGGGTCAACTCCGATTGCTTCAGTCATATGGGCAACCGTAGCAGGGTTGGTGATGCCGGGCAAGGAACCTAAAGAAATGACTTGACTTTGTGACACCCATTCGCTAGACTAGTGTTTAGTAGTGCCAAACGAGAGGAAACAGATGCCACTTATCGAAGCATTGACCCCAAATGAACTTGCACAGATTCAGGCCGAATTGGATGCTGAAGGATGCGCTTGGCTCGTAGAGCGTGTTGTCGGCTACGACTACGACGATAACCCTCGCATTGAGATTCTTCCCTGTGGCGCAGCCACGGTTCTCACCGACGAGTACGGCTCGTGGCATTGTGCCAAGGGTCATCACCACCACACCTACGGCTCCCCGGCTTGGCAGAACGATGGGCAGTACGACTGATGGGACACCTCACGAGCAACCACTACCCACCCGCGCCGACCACGCTGGTGCAGCAGCGCAAAGCACGTTGCACTTACTTCCGTGGGTGCGGTGGCGAGCAACCCTCAGCCAATCCATTGCCGTTCTTCAGGCCTCGGCCTGATGCTGAATTCGATTCCTACTACTGCGGATGCTACGGCTGGGACTAACTTCCGTTTACTGAACCCTCGTCAACTTGACACATTGCTGTCACCCGACTAGGGTTTTCATCAACCACTTGGGAGGCCAATGACCCCATAAGGGCCGTGATAACGCCGACACACCCGATGCTGAATAAGCGAGGCCGTTGTATTCCACACCGGAACCGGACTGGGGTATGAATGTCGTATGGCGTTTGCCCGCACCACCACCACCTAGAACCTGCGTCTGCTGTACGACGCGTGACCTGAAGGAGTGTCCGATGCGGCCTACCTTGTCTATCCGTTCCCTTATCGCTGTCTCCGTTGTCGCTATCGGGGCAGTGTTGTTGCAACCAGCCGGGGCATCTGCTCCGCACCATTCCAATTTCCACGGCCCACTTCACGGTGCGCCGAAACACGCTCCAGTGACCACCGTGGCGCATACGCCAGTGGCCCACAAGCCACCTGTCGTTCACCACGCTCCAAAGGGCTGGCCTTGGGGCGTGACTGCTACCGACCTGCGTGAGTGGAGCCGTGTGGCTTCTTGCGAGGAAGGTGGAAACTGGCACGTCAGAGGCTCGCTCTACTCCGGGGG